GGCCTCAAGCTGGAGCCGGTTATTGCGTGCGACACTGGTGCGGCTTATTTCCGAATCTGAATGAACCTCGCCATCGTCTATCTCGCCTCACCCCGCGCATGGGGATGGCTCAAGTGGTCCCGGCTCGACTGCCTTAAGGCTTCCCTGAAGCTGGTGGCGCGCTTCATGCCGGGCTATCCGGTGGTGATTTTTCATGAGGATTACACATGTGAGGATGAATTGAGACTCTACAAAGCATACGTTGGCGCGATGGCTCCAATTCAGCTTGTCAAGGTGGACTTCTCCACCCATGAGAACCTCTACCGGCCCGGCTACCGGAGTGAGCGGGTTGGCACCTACGGCTATGGTATGATGTGCCGGTTCTTCAGCGGGGTCATGCAGGCGCATCCCGCGCTGGATGGATTCACTCACTACATGCGGCTCGACGATGACAGCTACATCCTTAGCGACATGGCGCAGGTGATCCCGAAGATACTCGACCACGACTACACCTACCGGACCACCTTCGAGGACCGCAGTGAAGGCTTCTGGCCGCATGTCTTCCAGTTCATGCTGGAGAATCACCTCCCGGTCCCGGCGCAGGTGCCGAACCTCCACGCAGTCCCCTACACCAACTACCACACGAGCAGCCTGCGTCTCTGGAAGCATCCCATCGTGAAGTCGTTCACGGACAGCATCGAGGCGGTGAATGGCGGCATCACCATGGGGTGGGACGATGCGCTGGTGCAGGGGGCCATTGCGCGCTTCCTGTGTCCCGCGCTTGGATTCCGGGTGCGTGTGGAGGATGGCTTCTGCTACCGGCACAACCAGCACTGTTCGCATCGCGCAGGACATGGCCATGGGGAGCTGTGCAAGGATGGCAATGACGCGCATCACAAGGGGGCGATTAACCAGCAGTGGGGGCCACCAGTCCTGTGAACTTCTTCTTCGACATCGGAGCCAATCAGGGGCAGGCATTCGACTGGCATCTCTGCAAGACGCCTGTTTACGACGGTTGGGAAGTGTATCTGTTTGAGCCGTCCCCGAGAAGCCTCGCAAAGCTTTTGGAGAAGGCCGAGGAGATGGCGCATCGCTATCAGGTGACGGTGCTTCCATTTGCCATTGACGGGTCCATCGGAACAGCACTGTTCAACGAAAGCGCAGACTCGCTCTGTGACACCTTGCAGCACGGATCGCTGCACAACGAGCTTTGGAACTATCCCAGCGAGTCAGGCTACCGGGTGATGGTGGCGAAGGTGAAGCTGTCCGACTTCATCTTGCAGCACACCCACCCCGGCGACCGCATCGTCATCAAGCTGGACGCGGAAGGCTCGGAATACGGCATTGTGCAGGACTTGCTCAATCATCCCGAAGCCATGAGCCGCGTTAAGGAGATGCTAATTGAGTGGCACTACGTTGCGCAGGAATGCCATCAGGAGCGGTTGCTGGAGGAGAGCCTCATGGCACAGCTCAAGGCCGCAGGATGCGACGCAAAGATATGGCCCTACTAACTCGCATCATCGCCGTCACGGCACCCGCTCCCGGCATCCACTCCAAGTTCAAGCGCAGGCTTGAGCATGTGAAGAACACGCTCGTTCCGAGTCTCAAAGCCATCGGCCTCCAGCCAGAAATCTTCCCGGCCATCATCGGCGGATCGGTGACCGTGGCGGATGGGGCGATTGGCTGGCGAGGGATGCGGCTGAAGCTTGGCAGCGGGTGCATCGGGAATCTGCTCTCCAACTACGAGCTTTGGAGGTTGGCTGATGAGACGAATCAGCCGGTGTTGATTCTGGAGGATGACGCCATCCTTTCGAAGGACAATTCCGTCGTCTCTGCGCTGGCGGTGTTCACCAGCATGTCCGACCCAGACGACATCCTGTTTCTGCTTGGCCAGAACCCCTCCGTGAAGGACACGCTCAAGCGGTATGCTGCGAGCGAGGTCAAGGTGCTCGGTGGAGGATTGGCCCGACTGTGGCGCACGGCGGACCTCTCCTGCACGGCTGCCTACTGCGTGAAGCCCGCGGCGGCACGGGCCTTGATGAAGCGACTGCCATGGATGCCGACAAGGCCCACTGACGGCTTTGTTCATCAGGCTCTTCGGACGGGTGACATCGGGGTGATCGTCCAGGAGAATCCCGCGCAAGGGTTCATGCTCAATGAGAACTGGGCGGAGTGGAACCACAAGCATGATCCGAATTATGAATGCTGAAAAACAAAACCAAATCAACGAGAACTGCAAGCTGGCTGCCGAGGAGGCTGACAAGGCGGTGACTGAATTGTGCAAGGCAGCATCAACCGCCATACTCGACAGGCAGTTCTGCTACGCTGCCAACATCATTGAGAAAGCCAAAGCTGCCGATGCGGTTCGGGCTGGCTGCTACGCTCTCACCCTCCAGAGCAAGGCGTGAAAGTTTCGGCAGCCCCACAAGGACACCGGTGATGACAAGGTAGTGGAACCACAGGCATGAGCCAGAAACCTAAAACTTGCGCGATTTTTCCGGGTATTGTCACAAGTCGGAACGACGGCGATATTCACTTTATTGGGTATCGTCAGTTGGTCGAGCTTTACAAGCTGGACCCAGAGGAATGCTTCGATGCTTCCGATCCTCGGAATGCTGGCAAGATTGCAGTGACTGGGGTCAAGTGCTATCGCCCGAGATATGATGGAGACTACTATCCCGAAAACTGGAACTGGTTGGTGATTAATTAAGGCGTGAAAGTTTCGGCAGCATGTATCACGTATGGCCGTCCCGAGCTCCTCGAAGAAGCCATCGAGTCATGGCTCCGGCAGGACTTCAGCGGGCACGAGCTGGTAGTGTTCAACACGTTGAGCCGCCAAACCCTCCAGTTCGAGCATCCCAACGTGAGGGTCATCAACACATTCCACCGGCCAAAGACCCTCGGTGAGACGCGCAACCGGTGCATTGAGGAATGCCGTGGAGAGTTCATCCTCAACTTTGACGATGACGACATCTACCTCCCGCAATACATCTCGTGGCTGGCTAGCCGGGTGAAGGACATGGACTGGATCAGGCAGTCGCAGCGGTGGTGCATGAAGCGCAGCCGCATCACGGGCCTCGCCGAGCAGGCCGTGAACAGCACTATGTTCCGGCGCTCCCTTTGGGAGAAGGTGGGCGGCTACCCCCACAAGGATACTGGCGAGGACAAGGTGTTCATGGGAAAAGTCATGGCTCAAGGCCAAGGGGTGAAGGCGCAGTGCGATGCTCCCGAGGTGGGCTTCATCTATGGCTTTGGCCGGGGAGCCTACAACGTGTCCGCCTGCGGGGGTCGCTCGGGAAGGACGTGCTTGGAGGAGGTGGACCGGTTGCTTGTGAAGAATCGTCCGAGGAGGGGTCGCGTGGTGCTGCATCCTCGGTGGAGGGCTGATTATTGGGGGCTGACAAGGAAGTGGATTGATGAGAATCGCAATTTATGAATTCAATCGTGACATCCGAGCGGCCAGCACCAGCAGCGTTGGCTCCACTGGCGGGTTTTGCCAATCAGTCACTCGAAGACCTGCTTAACAACCTCTGTTTGGCTGGAAAGCCGCGTATTTCAAGGATGAGGGACGCAACATGGTTGTGCGTGTGCGAAATGCACGTCAGCAATGCGGCGACAACTTTCGAGGTGCGGTCAGACTACGACTGTCAGACGGCAATCGGGGCCGCGAAACAATGTGCTCAGCGTGTCATCGAAACATTGTCTCGGTGGGCATAACAAGAATAGATGATCTCTGTGTCGCTGCCTGTAACAGGAAATAATGCATGACAAAATTCTTCGTGTTTGATGCCGAGTCAATCGGCCTATCTGGTGAAGCCTGTGCCATTGGTGGAGGGGTTTATCTGGAGGACGGGACCGCGCAGTGGGAGTTCACAATGGCCTGCCCACAGGACGCCTGCAAGGGCAATGAAGCTGGCCGGAAATGGGTGGCTGAGAATGTTCCAGCGATGGACTGGACGCACAACACCCCGAAGGAAATGCGCGACAGCTTCTGGAAGCTGTGGGAGGCTGCGAAAGCTCAAGGAGCCATTGCGATGGTGGAATGCGGGTGGCCTGTTGAGGCGAATCTGATGTCGCAGTGCATTGGCGATGATCCGAGGCGCGAGTTTCAAGGCCCGTATCCGCTCCACGAAATCGCCACCTACATGACCGCTGCGGGGATGGATGCGATGGCCACATACCCACGACTCAAGCCGGAACTTCCAGCACACAATCCGCAGAGTGATGCCCGACTTTCAGCGCGGCTTCTGGCAATCGCTATCAGCAAGCTCGTGAAATGATCTCCGTCTGCATCCCCGTTCGTAACGATCCGGTCGAAGCGAATGCCACGATCCGCTCCGTGCGGGAGACTGCCGGGGGCCAGGTTGAGCTGATTATCCTGGATGATGGGTCCGACATCCCGCTCAAGATTGATGACCCGGATGTAGTTTTCAGACGCATCAATGGCCGTGCAGGCGTTGGTCCTGCCCGCCACATCTGCGCCACCATGGCTAGTCAGTATCATCTCTTCTTCCTCGATAGTCACATGCGCCTCCCGCAAGGGTGGTATGAGAAAGCCATCGCCAAGCTGGAATCCAATCCCGATACCCTCTGGTCATGCTCCTGCGCTGTGCTCAACGAGAACCAGATGGACCTCTCCAAGGCCACCAGCATCCAGCATGGGGCCAGCATCAACTTCTTCGGGCCGCACAAGAAGAAGCCGCAGGAGATGCAGGTGCTGGAGCCGAACTGGCTTTCCGCTCCGCAGCATCCCCCAGACGGTGGCGAGATCCAGTGCGTGCTTGGAGCCGCCTACCTGATGCCGCGCTCGCTGTTCTTCCGGGTGGGTGGGATGAGGATGCTGCGCGATTGGGGAGTGTCCGACATCTACCTCAGCCTGAAGGTCTGGCTGGCGGGTGGTGAATGCAGGCTCGCCCGGGACATCGTTTGCGGCCACCAATTTCGCAAGGCAACCAGCTATCGGAGCAAGACGGCCAACATCCTGCACAACAAGATCATGCTGGCCATGACGATGTTCCCGGAGGATGCGGCGAAGTTCATCGTCGAGAAGCTGCGGGAGCAGGTGCGGCCGGAGACGGACTTCAAGATCGCCCTCAACGTAGTCAGGGAGCAGCAGCCCCAGATTGAGGTTGAGCGGGCCTTCAACGACGTGGTTTTTGAGCGCGACCTCGACTGGTTCCTCCAGAAGTTCAACCTGCCACGGTTCTGGGAAGGCTGATTCAGCTTGAAAGGCTCCCCGCTGGTGGCAAAGTCAGGAAGCAATGACGTCCTGTCCGCTCCCTAGCCAGCTAGCTGCGCTCGTCCCAACGGACATTGCCAACCCGTCTTGCGACGAGATCAAGGCCATCCTCATGCAGTGGACCTCCCTCATGGCACAGAACCAAGCCTGCATGTTCAACGAAGATGGATCACTGAACGTGTCATTTGCTTACGAGATTTGCCACACGGCCTGTGGCGGGACAGATACCAACACCTCAACCGCCTAACACAGTGGCTTTTCAACCTCCTTCAGTCTTTGCCGCGCAGGTCGTGAACCCGGGAGATTCAGTCTGCGAAGCCTTCGCCAAGACGTTCAAGATGGTGAACCTCACAGCGGATCAGCAGGCGTTCATCTTCACCGAGCAGGGCGACTTCACGACTACCTTCAAGGTGCTCCTCTGCGCCACCGGCTGCGCTGGTGGAGGCGGCGATACGAACACCTCCACGCCTGACCCATCCAGCGACACCGCCTCATTCGTCGCCTCGTATTTCGTCAGCGCCGGGAAGAACCGGGGGAGATTCTTCTTCGTCAACTTCGCGGACTTCACCTACACGACCATCAACGGCGACATGGATGCGGTCATCCTCGGGATGGCAATTCGCCCCTCCGACGGTGTCGTGTTCGTGCTCTACCGGGACGAGACGAATGATCCGGCCCCGGCACCCCTCCGCCTCGGGACCATCTCGACGACCACCGGGACGATCACTCCCATTGCACCACTGACCGTGAGTGGCGTGCCGCAGACGCCCAACGGGATGACCGGAATGGGCCTTGTGTTCCAGCCGGGTGGCACCTTGATGATGTCGCAGTGGGTGAACGAGTTCGCGGCCCTACAGAGCCAGTTCTACACGGTCAACACCACCACGGCGGATGCCACCGCGCTGGGCTTCCAAGTGTTCCTGCTGGACACAGCCACGGTGGTGAACCCCATCAGCTCCGCCTATGACACGGGTGGGAACCTCCGCTGTATCTGCTGGGATGGTGGCGCGCAGTATCGGTCCATCGTCATCAACACGACGCCGGACCCCGCCTACAGTTACGCGCTCACGGCCACGCTGGAGTGCAGCCTTGGCGGCTCCGCGACGCCGCCGCATGTCGGCACAAACACCTTCACGGGACCGCTCAACAAGAACGGCTTCCGCTACGAGTGGTTCCAGCAGACGGGTGACATCTACCAGTATGTGGACGGCGGCGGGTGCATGGTCCCGACCGTGCTCAAGATGCTGGCCCCGGCGAGCATGGCCCATGTGACCGCTGTAGCGGGACTCCCCTCGTAACTCCATGGTCCAACCTCCCTACAAGACGGTCACGCTGCGGCCCTTGACTGGCCCGCTGGACTGCCGCTCCACCCCGGAGGACGTTCCTCCTCTGAGCTTCCGCATGAAGCTCAACATGCAGGTGGATGCCAATGACCGACTGGCCCGAGATAACGGCTGGGAGAAGCTCCTCTCAAAAGAGGACTACGTGAACCAAGACGCGCACGATCAAGGCGACTGCCTTGAGGTGGTGCCCCTCCGTGAGCCGCAGACGTTCCTCTACGAGGCCACCAACACGCTGGGTATCCGCAAGCTCATGCGCGGGAGCCGCAGCAAGGTGGCCATCTTGAGCGAATCCACGGGGGAATGGACCATCGTGGCGCGCGACTTCGGCGGGGACACCACGAGCAATGCCGTGCGGTGGCAAGCCGGGCAGTCGGGTAACATGATGGTGTTCACCAACGGGGTGGACAAGCCGCGGTCCTACATCGTGGGGTCCACGCCGACAGTCTGCGGCGGGAGCGCCTTCAACGAGATCCCCGACCTGAACACCTTGCAGGTCACCGCCGCTGGGGTCGTGGCGTCATTCTTCGGGGCAATCTTCCTGATGGATGTCACGCAGGAGGGAACGCGATACAGCAGCCGTGTGCGCTGGAGCGGGGTGAACAAGCCCCTGACATGGGTGCCCGGGGTGAACACCGTGGCGAACTTCCAAGACCTGCCCTACGGGGAGACGGTGCTCGCGGCCGTCCCTTTGCAGGGCAACCTCGTCATCTTCACCGACAAGAGCATCTACCGGTGCTTCGTGCAGGGTGAATCCTTTGGCTTCACGCAGGTCTATACCGAGCCGCGTAACCGAAACAAGTGCCTCGTGTATCCGCGTACGCTGGTGTCAGACGGAAACAGCCTTTACTGGATGGGCCGGGACAACTTCTACACCTGGAACATCTACTCCTCGGAACCATCCACTCCCGACTGGTTGTGGAGTTGCTGGAATCTCGTGGCGGACACGCTGGACCAGTCCTGCTGCGATGGTCCCGTAGGTGAATACCGGCCCATCCTTGAGACGATCTACTGGTCATGGCCCAAGGCTGAGAGCGACTGCCTGCCATTCCGCACCATCAAGGCCAACGCCAAGGTGAAGACCACCTCGGTGCTGGACCACGGGTTCACCGCCTTCTGCAACTACCGGAGTGACCAGCGGGAGTCCATCGAGGAATGGCTGGACGCGCATTGCACCAGCGATTTTATCTCGCTGTGCAACGAGATCGGGGCCGTTTCCGTGGATGACCTTTGCCGGGAGTGCAATCAGCAGCAGCTTTTCGTGGGCGCATCCTCGGATGACTGGTGCTTGAAGCAGCTTGGCGACACCTACAGTCGGGAGCGATGCACCAACACGGAGACGGGTGAGGGCGGGTTCGATAACGAGGGCAACTATCTGGCGTTCCCCGGCGAATATGTCCATGACGGCTATTTCAGCATGATGCGGGCGATGATGCCGCTCGGGTTCATGGACAAGGAGAAGTCGGCAAAGGAAATCCTGATCGACCCCATCGTCGAGTCGCTGCTCGGGGATTCCGCCTACTGGCGCGTCCGTATCGGCACCTCCTATCAGGCGCGGGACTGCAACCCTGACGGGAACCCGCTGGCGTTCTTCTACGACATCGACCCCATCGCGCCGGAGTGGGAGGCGGAATTCGCCACGAATGGAGGCCGGTGCGAGGTGCTCTGGAAGGCCATGACGGAGAAGGAGATCCGGTGCCCAGACGACATGACAACCTTGCAATACCTGGCGCGTAATCTCCGCCCGACGGTGGCTCCGCGCTGGTTCTACCTGCAACGTGGAAGGTTCCTCTACTGGGAGGTTGCCGTGGTGGGCCGGAACGATTCAGGTCAGGCGGTGCCGCCAGTGGGGGCAGCCTTTACGATGGGCCGGATTGAGCTGGCGGCGCGGGTGTTGCAGGCGTAGCTAATTCAATTCGGTTTCGGCCTATCAGGTCAAAACGCTCTCGACCTTCACGGTTACTTACCACCTGCCATCCACGCCAAGTCATTCTTCGACCGCTCGCAACAGATGCCAGCCCCATTGCTGCATTGCAACATAACGTAGAATTGCTCCGTTTTGTCGGATGCCAATTAAGGGTTTCAGATGGGAATAAGTGCGGGTTATTATGGACGAATCTATTGATGTTACGAACGTGGTGAACCACATTGAAAGAATCTCTTAGGAAGCATTCAACAGCGCGAAAATGTTGCGGACTATGTCGTTTAGTCTTGGGAGTGGTTCTGACCTTTCCGGTATTGATTTTGCTCATCGCCATGCGATGGGACTCAGATTGAATAGCAGCTAGCCATTTCACTTTATCTCTGCATTTTATTGGTGTATGACCCAATTCCTTCATCGTTTCCGCCTGCCTTAAGCGCGCACAATTCGGCGAGCATGTGATCTTCTTTCGAGTTTTCCATGTAGATATGAACATTGATCCACACTGCACGCACGATCTTTCAGAGCATGGGTTTTTAATCTTATTTCCAGCGCATTCTGAGGAGCAGTATTTCCGTTGCGAGTGACTCGGCTTCTCCTTCCAATCCTTACCGCATTTAAGGCAGGTTTTTGTGATTCTTTTAGCCAGCTTTGTGGCAGATGATTTCGCCGCACGAGCCATAATTATTTCTCGTGCAACTGGCTTCCTGCGTTTTGTAATTTCAGACTGTTCCATGTGACTTACCCTCCAGAAACCGCTTCAAGTTCCGGTTGAACGACCAGCGGCGCTTCCCCTTGAGGCCTGGAAAAGGATTCTTCGCCTGCATGGTCCGCTTGACGTATCTCAGCGCAGCCTCCTGATTCAGGAGGTCCACGCAGCATCCGCTGGCAAAGGCGCTGGCGGTGTCCATGCTGACACCCGCCCAGGAGATGCGGTTGCAGAGCCGTTCCACGGTGCGCTTGGAGAGGCCGCTCCGCTGCTGGATCTGCGGCCGGTCGCTGTGGCGATACGCAATGGCCATGCACATGAAGGGGGGAATCTTCTCGGTATGGCTGAAGAGGGGACACTTAAATGCCCACCGCTCAATCTCTTCAGGCGTCATCAGGCATGGTTTGCAGTCCGTAACGCTGCCCATTTTATTGAATGGGGATTCGCTCATTTGGTCCACTTTCCAAGCGCGCGCACCAACGATTCAAGACGCTGCTTTGATGAGCACCTGTAGATTTGATCGGCGGATGATAAGTGGCTTTTCTGATAGCGCTCCTCGTCTTCGTAAGCCTCTTCCATGATTTTCTCAGAGAGAAGACGCACGTAAAGCCCCTCCTGCTTTGGAGTTAGAACCTTCTCGGCTTCATGCACGGCATTGAGGTCACGCAGGTAATCTGGAGGGCTGATGTAAACCCCCGTAAATGTCGGATGCCCCACCATCCACCAAGCTTCTATTGGCCTTGATTGCCAATTCGGAAGCCTGAATCCTCCTTGCTCCACAGGCTCGTCATGCGTGGCCATGCGATGCTGCCACCCGCACGCTTCAGCTAAAGAAATCCTCTGAGCTTCCGGTGTCACGCCTCCCCCTCAAAGCGTTTCTTCACCGCATCCATTTCCTCCTCGGTGATGTTGATGATTTTTCCTGCCGGAGCCCCGCCGCCTTTCACAAAGGCATACCGCTTGGAGATGGTCACGAGCGCAGTCTCGCCGTCGAGCAACCGCTTCCGGCAACCCTCGCAGACGCCCGCCTTGGCCTCTGCCGTGGAGAACACCTTGCTGCGGGCATAGGCCAGTGAGCAGATGGGGCAGAAGCGGGTGAAGGGTTTCTCATGGCCATTCCGATGGGAGCGGCCACGGGCCTGCTCCTTCACCATGCTCGGGAGGGACTCCGCCATGCGGCGAAGCTGGTTCTCGCCGTTCTTGTTGTTTGGGTCGAAGAAGCTGCTCATGATTCCGTTCCTTCCATAACTCGCATGGCTCGGCTTTCGCTATAATCTTTTGAACGCTCCCGGCCATCGCTGGATTCAGAATACTTCACCCACCCCATATGTTCGCCCTCTCGATAAGCATTTTCCACTTCTTCAGCAGGAATGAGACGATTGGACCAAAATCCCCCACATCTCGATTTGATTTCAGACGGGCTAACCATTCCAAAAGTCATCATAAACCAACCGTTGGAATTCAACTCGACAAGCTGATGCAGTGATCGAACTGAAGATTTCCACCAGTAAGCACCCGGCTTAGTTGGTGGCGTATCTGAAAATTTCATGCGCTATCTATCCGCCACATCTGGCGAACAGTCAAGCCGTAATCGCAATGCGTTTTAGCCGCACGGTCTTCACCCTTGGCGCACGCAGTCCAGAGCTGAACTTCGGGAGGCGCGTGCCGGTGAGGCTCAGGCGCGGGCCTTTCGCCCGGGCAATCCCGCGCCCACCTGTCATGGAGATGCGGCCAAGGCTCCGGCCGGAGGAGACGCGCCCGACACCTCCCCCGCCGGTTGCCGCAAGGCGGGCGCCTCCGCTGGAGACGGCGGGGCCACCGCCTCCGCTGCGGTTCGCGGCGACGTCTTCTTTGGAAATGCTTCCAACCTGACCGAAGAGAGCCTGCGCGCCTGCTTTCCAAGCGGCGATGCCTTCCTGCTGCGCTTCAAGGCGCTGGCCGGTGGCGCTGGTAGTGACCTGCTGCACTTCGGCGGCGGTGGGGCGGCGACCGCCGAATGCCGCCACGACGGGATTGATCTCCTGGTAGTCGCGCCAGACGGCCTGCTGGGCCTTCTTCTTGGCGGTGGCCTCATCGTCACCCAGATCCATGCGCTGCTTGGTGTAGTAGCCCTCTAGCTTAGCGATCTGCGCCCGCGCATCCGCTTCAGCCTTTGCATACGCCTCAGTGTCGCCAGACTTCTGCGCAGCGGCCATTGCGCCAACAGCGGAGGCGAGGTTGCGGCGCACAATGGTGGTTGGGCCAGAGGACGGAACGCCACCATGGCGAGGAACCTCAATGCCAGCGGCACGGGCTTCGGCAGCGGTGATCTGCTTCGTGACGGTCAACTGTCGGTCATCACCGAACACGCGACGAAGCTCGGTCGCTCCCGGGGTGATGCGTGAGGCGAAGTCGATGAAGGGTTGCGCAACGTCGGATGGCGTTCCGATCTTGGACGTCTGCCATGATGTGTTGAGCGCATTCGAGAAGGCTTGCACCAGTGAAATCCAGAACACACGCCCAGCTGGATCGAATCCCCGGTTGCCTTGGATCTGGTTCTGCATCCCGAGGATGGCATCCCCGAGGTAGAACAGGTTGCTCGCAAGGAACCTTCCCGCCCCACCGACCAGCTTGTCCGAGTTCGTCCAGAAGTCGCTGTCCAGCACACCTGACTGAGCGGACTGGACGCCTTGAGCCTTGCGCTTCCACAGCTCGGAAGCTCCATCCGCCGCCGCTCCTGCCAGCACCGCCATGACGGCAATGCCCACCATGAGCGGAAGCTTGGCCCCCAGCGTGGCCGCCAGCTTGCGATCACGAGTTCCCCCCAGCGAAACACTCAGGAGCTTCAGGAAGGCGTCTGAGGGGTAGCCTTGGAGCGAGAGGATGTGCCGTAGCACCCGGCTTCCCGGCGCACCGCTGGAGCGGTTGGTCGGAAGTGACGTGTTCATCTGTGCCAGCAAGCTGCGCTGCACGGCGGTGAACTGGTCAGGCGTGAACACCCGCGCCGGACGCCCGGCCTGTGTGTCCTGATAGTATTTCAGGAGGGCGCGCTCCAACTGGAAACCTTCCGTTCCTGCGGCCCCCTCAAGGAACAGTCGAATCTGGCCGAGAGAATCGGCCGCAGCTTGGGCGTTCTTGAAGGCTCCCCATTCAGATGGGGTCAGAGCCGTGGCTGGATTGGAGGGGTCAATCGAGGTGATTCCTGCCGCTGCCAGCCGGGCACCGAACTTCTGTGCCACCTGTCCAAGCCGCGCCTCCATGGCTGCCGCAGCGGAGAGGTTCAGGGAGTTGAGCACCTGATCGGAGTTCTCGACGCCGATCTTGCCGAGCAGCGCGTTGACGGTCTTCGCTCCAACGAGAGCCGCCCGACGCAGTGCCGCCAGCTTGGGATTGGACTGGGCGAACTCGGCCTCTTCACGGGTGCTATAGACGGACGTGTCGGCGATAATCTGGCGCAGGGCATCACGGAAGCCCGAGCGGGTGTCGTAGCCGAGGTTGCTGACGGCCGCCAGTTCAGCCCGCACCGCTGACGGGTTGAACACGCTTCCTTGAAGCGGAGACAGCACCAGCGCGGACATGATGTCCACAACCTTCTCCAGCGGCTTGGAGGGGGCGCGGAGGATGTCTGAGTCCACGCGCTTAGCGATGCCGTTGGCGACCGTATAGGCCGTCCGGGCGAGCGCCTTAGGCATGTTCCTCAAGGCATTCCACATGGCCATCTTGGCCCCGGAGTAGCCCATGGCCCGTTCCATGAGATACACCACGAGCTGACCTTGCGTGAGGTTACGCAGCGAGACGGTCGGAAGGGCGAGCACTCCCGCCACGGGCCACTTAGCGACTTCACTGGCGATGCGGGAAGGAGAGAGCGCGGGGTCACCCATTGAGTAGCCAGCTTCAAAGTCCTTCAGCACGGACGTCAGGATTTGGATGGCGTCCTTCAGCTCTGAGATGTCCCCACCGTATTCCGAAGCGGCCTCCGCAGCGGTGATCTTCTGGCGGTTGAACGAGCTCAGCCGGTTGTTCAGGTCAGCGATGGCCCGGCGCAGGGAGTTCGCATACTCGACCAGTCGCTCATGGTTGGCGCGGGATTGAGCGGAGATGCGCTCCCCGGTGGTGAGCGCCCCGTAATCGTAGAGCGCAGTCGGAAGCTTCAGTTCCGCCGCAGGTTTGGTGAAATCGTTGTCCGCCGAGAGGGCGATGGTCAGTCCGCTAGTGCGGTCCTGCTTCTGCTCATCGCTCAGGACTGCCGCGTTCTTGGCATACTGAGCAAGCTCGCCATTCAGATGATTCGCCGCGTAGGTATAGGGCGAGACACCAGTGTTGGCAGGAAGGTGCGGCGCAAGCTGGGCGACGAGATCCTCCAAGCTGTTTACCGCCACTGGAGTCCCGGAGTTCCACATTGAAGCCAGCGCCTTTTCCGCCTGCTGCATCAGTGGGTCGAGCTTCATCACCCGGTCAGTGCGGCCACTGTCCAAGACGTGCTGCACCAGCATGTCTGGCCGGTTGTTCCAGAACTGGACTACCGGATTGGAGCTGGCAGTCGAAAGGTCGGTCGAGGCGTCGAACTTCTGGCCACCTTCGTAGGCGGTGCCGATGGCGGAGATGAACTGCTTCGACTGGTTGTTGAGGTGGCGGGGGGTGGAGAAGTCCCCGACGTATCCGCCGGGGCGCACAAAGTTTCGACCACCCAGCGCGAACCGCACGCCGCCCTCCTGATTCGCCTCGGTGACTTCCCGGCGCAGCGCCTCCTCGAAAGCATTGCTGCGCTTGAGCAGCGCGATGTCCTCCGCCGTGATCGTCTGGCCAGAGATGGGCAGCGTGTAGCCGGTCTTCACGAGTGATCCGTATTCGCGGCCTGCATGAGCCATCGGGTTCCACACCTGCTCCCGGTAATTGGGGAGGCTCATGCCGATGCCTTGAGCGGAGTGCGACTTCACCGCCGCAGCAGTCAGTTCCGTGATGTCCTCAAAGCGGGCGGCGATGCGCCGTGCGTTCAGGTAGCCCTTCACCCATCCGCCCAACTTCACCCGCAGGTCGGTGCCAGAGGCTCCGCCGATCATGCGCGCCACCATGTCGTGCTGCCGGAACCACGACCACATGAGCGCCTTGCGGACTGCCCAAGGCGTCTTGTTCCGACTGGCTTCGGGAGCCGGGTCCAGCGCGGAAGCCTCAATGCGGCCAAGATCGACGGCAAGTCCACGGGCAATCTTCCCGTCGAATCCAAGCGATTCCGGCGTCGGGTTGTTCGCCGGGTCCAGTGTGTGGAGGGCAGCGAGCTTCTGATACTGCTGGATGTAGTCGTGCCCGGCATTGACCCATCGCTGGATCTTCTGCTGGGTCTGCACCTTCATGGCCGGGTCCGCAGCGGTATCCACCGTCACCTGCGCATGAGTTGGCGTCTTGCCAGCTTCTCCGAAGCCAACATACGTCTGACTGTTGGCGCTCTGGAGCCACATCTGCTCGCGCACCCCGGCATTCGCCTGCGCGAGCTGCTGCTGGAGAGCGACAAGCTGGGGATTGGTGGCCGTCTGGTTGAACAGGTTCGCCCCGTAGTTGAGTGCCAGCAGGCGTTGGAGCAGGGAATTGATCTTGGCCGACTGCTGGCCCTGCGTCCCGGTGGCCCCTGCCACACGCTGCGTCACCTGATTCGACAGTGAGCGCGCCATGGCAGCGGCCTGCTGGGGATTCGTCTGCGCTGTGGCCGCGATTTTTTGAAGTTGAATCGGTAGGCTCTGCGCCCGTTTCGCTGCGGCATAATCCGCCAGCGCCACAATGGCTGAACCGAACTGCGGCGACTGCCCAGCCACACGGGCCACCTCCCGCAGGACATCCTCGCTGATTCCCAGCGCGGAGGCGTTCATGTTGGAGAACACCAGCGGTCCCGGCGTGGTTCTCCACCCATTCAGGTAGTCGTAGAGCCAGCGGTTCTGCTCCAGGTTCTCGCCCAGGCGTTGGGCCATGCCTGCAATCGCTGCGGTGCTGGCGAGCAGGGAGTCCACATCAGCAGCGGTCGTGACGGAGGAGGCCAGTGCGGGATCACCCTTCACGGCCCGCAGCGCAGCATCCACCACGGACTCCGCCTCAAGGCGTTCGTTCTTGGCGGCATCGAACTTCTGCTGCGCAGCTTCAATCTCCCTCAGGATACCCGGCGTCTCGTTGTCCCGGAGATTGTTCATCTGCTCCCGCGCCTGATCGAATTGCAGGAACGAGTGCTGAAGGGCGGTGATGACATTGCCGCGCTGTTCCTCGGTGAGCACTCCAGCCTTGAGCGCATTCTGGACGGTGACCGGAAGCTGCTCGTAACGCTCAAACTGGCGGGTGAGTTCAGCCAGCTTCTCCGGGTCAGTCTCGTTGGTGCGCAGGGCGTCGATAAGCTTGGCGGCGGCCTGTGCCTGAGCCATCAAGTCACGCAGTTTGGCGATGCCGGTGCCAAAGAACTCCTGCACCGGGTCAAGCTGGAGCGCATCACGCTTGGCCAGCGCGTCCGTGCGGACAGCCTCAGCGGCTTGGATGGCGTCAGCCCGGGAGCCGGACGTCTGGCCAGATTCATCGGTCACCGATTCCGCTGCGGCCAGCTTGCGGGCGTTCTCGGCGGCGGTCGCTTCAAGGCGTGCAATGTCGTTGGCCGGTGCGCTGATGGCCTTGTAGTGGTCGATCTGCTGACGCTGATGCGCAAGCTGCTCCCGCGCCGTGGCGACCTGCTTGGCGTGACGCTCAAAGAACAGCGCCTCCTGCATGGCCTTCACATTGTCCGGGTTGTGCTGGACCTGTAGTGCGGTGAGCTTGTCGGAGAACGTGCTGTCCGCCACTACCTGAGAGCCGACCACCCCGACGCCTTCCAGCGGCACCGGTTGAGCGGAGGCAGGAGCGTTTTGCATCTGGCGCAGACGACCGTCCCCAAGCTGGGCCAGTCGGGAGAGTTCAGCCTGCGCATCCCGAAACAGCTTCCGCTGGTAGGCAGCTTCCGCGAGCGGGGCGGTGCCGCGCTCCAGTTCAGAGTAAAGCTGCTCGCCTTGAGCGGCGACGCTCTGTCCAGCGGCACCAACGGCGAGGGATTCAGCGGGGGCACCCACCGAGTAGGCGATTGGCCCAGCACCCACATTCGTCCGTACCCCCCTCTCCGCCATCCTTAAGGCATGGGCAATCGCCGACCGCGCATCCGTCTCCACGGGAATCCAGCTTGGGTTCACCAGTCCGAAGACCTTCGCCACGGCATCCTTGATGGCGGTCCACAACTGCGCCCACAGGCCGCGCTGCTCCGCGCTGAAGGTTTCCTGCTCCAGAATGTCCGCAAGGGCTTCGTAGCGCACCGTCTCATCGGATTCGCTCTGGCCATACGTCTCCCGCGCCACGGCAAGTTGCTCCTCCGTGAGGCTCGCCAGCAGGCGTTTCACGATGGCTTCGACCTTGGGGTCATTCTGGACAGCGTGCCACGCCTCCTCGGTGAACACGCTGCGGATGTCCTCCGGGGAGCGCAGGAAGGCGACGTTGAGCCAGATTTTCTGCGTGGCCGGGTTATACCAACCGCGCACCTCGTTGCCATTGCGCACAAGGTCCGCCCGATGGATTAGCTCCACGCCCTGCGGCAGCCCGCCAAAGCCAAGCTGGTTCATTGCCGCTGTGGCCTGCTTCAGGGATAGGCCGGGGCGGGTGTCGGCATGGACGGGTTGGCCTAGGGAGAGTGGACTGGAGGGGGACGGCCCCTGTTCAGAAGGCGTTACGGCAGGCGCGCTCTGAGCAGGAGTCTTCGGCATCACCTCAGCCTCGACCGCCTTGTAATCGGCGTTCGCCTTGTCCAGCTCAACTTGAGCAGCATCGCGCTTCGGAAGCCACTCCTTCTTGAGCTTCTCCTGGACCAGCTTCAGCTTGGCTGGGTCGGCGGCATTCAGTTTCGACGCCTCGTAGAGATTGGCTCGCTTTAGGGCCGTGACGTATTTCTTATTGCCCTGCTCCTTGACGTTCAGGAGATTCTCCTCCGCATTGCGCACCGCCTGACCAGCCTCCTTGAGGCGCTTGTCGTGTTCCGCCTGCCAGTCGCGCCGGGCATTCGCCTTCTCGACAACCTTCTTGAAGGTGGCGTCCTCGGAAATCGCGCCGCGATACTGCGTGTCAGCAATGCCATCATCAATGGCTTGCGTTCGGGATTCCCCTTGAGCGAATGGCGACCACTCACCATTCTCCACGGTGCCGGTATCAAGGTCAGCACTGACAGTGCGACGCTCAACCACCCAAGGCTTCTGCCCGTAGAGTTCCCAGTTAGCATTCTGCTCCTGCGGAGTCACCTTACGGACCCTGAACTCGGTGACGCGGGTGCCGTTATTGATGTCCGCACGTTCCTTTGGAGCTGTGCGGGCGAGGATTACGTCACCCTTAGCCGCTTCACCCTGCGCACCTTCCGCTGCTCCGCCCGCTGGATTCTGTAGGCCGCTGCCAATGCTTGGGACCGGCTGCGTTTTCCCGAGCGCATCATTTCCTTCAGGTTGAACTGGAAGGCGGCTTTCGAGGGGGACATTTTGAGGGGCATAAACGTAGGTTTCTCCACTGCGAATGTAGCCGGGAGGGAGTTGTGGTCCACCTTCAGAGAAGGTGCCCTTCCAGAAATACCTGTCAGCAGCACGCGCTGAAACGGGGGCATGTTGTTTGAATGCCTCCACGAGATAATACTTGTGGAACTCACCTTGCGCTTTCTGCTCACGCAAGTCTTTAGGGAAGGATTGGTGTCCCTCCGTCCGAATCAAGTGATACTTGTATTCGTCAGGAGTCATCAGTGCAGGGTTCGAGACATCTGTTTTCCGCGCCCCGCTCAACGCCTCCCTCGCCCCCTCCGTGCGCTGCACCACCGGCACCTTCGGGTTGTAGCCCACCGCCGCACGCGCTGCCGCCGCCACCTCCGGCGATACAACCGCCTCACGCTGGATGCCCAGCGGAGCCTGCGGGCGCGCTTCCATGGCGGCTTCAGGGCGGACAGTCTCAGCTTTAATGCGCGCATTAGCTTCCGCCACACCCCTCTCCACAAAACCCCTTTCAACCAGGATTTCAGCGGCAGCATTGCGATTGCCCCGATCATCCCTGGATGAATAATTAGCCGCAAACCACTTATCATCGTCCTCTCTGTATTTCGGAGATAGTTCAAGCTGCAAAAACCTATCCAGACTGTTAAAGAGAGCCTCATCCGAATGCGCCTTAAGCTCCTCTTTAAGAGCGTCTATCTTTCGATCCTGAACCAGCTTCTCGCTCTCCATCGTTGCTCTTGCGGCAGCCTTCTGATCTGGAGTCGAGGACGGATCAAGAAACACATTCCTAGCTTTCGTGATGGCTGCTGACGGCTTGGCGGCTTTATTCAAGTCGGATTCTATGTCCTTAACGCTTCGTGGAGGATTACCAAGGAAGTCCAGTTCAGCCGCCAGCCTGCGGGCCGTCTCGGTGTCACCGGCCGCACGCGCAGCGGAAATGCGCTCCACAAGCTGCTCGCTGGTGGTCAGCGGGGCGACCCGCTTGGAGCCAGTCTTCTCAGGGAGTGGCGTAGGAGTGATGCGTGGAGCGGGTGCCTGCCAGCCCGGCTCGAAAGGCTTGCCCTGTGCGGCGGCAACCTGCTGCTGCGCCTCGTTGAAGTTTTCCGCGAAGCCGTATTCCTTGAAGCCACTCACCCGAGTGGAGCCGTCAGGGAACTTTACCGTGACGGTCGGGTTGGGATTGCCGTCCACCTGCGGTCCCGTGACTGCCGTAACGGTGCCAATGGAGCCGAACCCGCCACCGGCCTGCGAGAGCTTCACCACCTGATTGCCAACGCCGAACGCATCCGGGGACTGCGCCAGCGTGTGCGGCGCACCGGGAGACGCCTGCCAGTTCTGGATGGGCGTGTTGAGCACCTGTCCCGAGAGAGCCGGGAGCGGTGGTGCCGGAACGGGTGCTGCTGGCCGCAGAGCCGGAGGTGCCGGTTGCGGCGCAGCAGCGGGAGCCGGTGCCGGGGTGGGCGTCGGCTGTGGAGAGGGGGCGGGCTGGATGTTCGTGGCGGGGGCGCTGCCATGGCCACCGCCGAACCCGCCAGCGACACCACCCATGGCAGCACCAGTGACGAATCCTTGCGCGGCCTGTTCAGCGACACCTTCATCCCAAGGTTTCCCGAGGGCGATGTTTTGAGCGATGGCCTCCTGCGTGGACTGCGGAAGCTCCTCAAGCAAGCCTTCCGTGACCATTCCACCGATGCCCTTTGCGATGCGCTCGGTGAGGGATTTCTTAACGCCGGGATTGGTCCATCCGCCGTGAGCAATAGCTGTCTCGAACTTGGGGATACCGAGCCGTGCAGCGAGCTTTCCGCTCAAGGCCCCAATGGTGCCAGTGGCGACACCACTGCCAAGCGCTAGCGCAACTTGCTGCCAGTTGAGGAGCTTGTCCTCAGTCTCCTGACGAATCTGCTCGGCCTGCTGCCCGGCAGTCACGACACCTTCACCAACGCCACCGGCCACTGCTGCTGCTGGAACGCCCGCCGCCCAAGCTGCTGCCTTGTGGCCGAGCTTGGAGACGGCCGCAAGGCCAAGCTTGCCGACCAGACCGCCAGCGACCATCGAGGGGGCAGACTCCACAGCGGAACCCAGAATGGTGGATGGGTTCTCAACCATCGCCTGAACGGTTGGCACGAAGCCCTTCGCCTCAAAGACCTTCTGCTGCGCTGCCTGACGCTCTGGCGACTGCGACGCATCCAAGTCCATCTTCCACTTGCGCGGCGTGAATCCCGCAGCTTCAGCGGCTTTCCCGGCGTAACCCCCGCTTACGAGGTCCGCCAGACCGACGGCCATTTCCGGCACTCCGATCAAGCCCTTGGTGAGGTCGCGTGCGGTGTCGCTGTAGGGCGTCTGCTTGAGGGCTTCGAGGGTGGGGCTGATCTCCGGCTGCGCTGCGGCCTCGCGGCCAATGGCGATGCGCTCCTTGCGCTGATACGGCAGGCCGTAATCGCGGTCGAGGATTTCCTTGATCTGATCGTGGGAATAGTCGTCAGGAAACTCCACGTTCCCGACCCCGGTAACTGCTACGATTTGCGGCATGGTGATTGAAGGTTGAACCGGAACCAAACTGCCGTCAACTATTTACCGGCTCAGTAGTAGCTCGGATTGAAGCGGTAGGGACGCACGTTTCGCTCTTGCTCTGTGCGATATTCTTCTTCCGCCAAGGCTTCGGGAGTGCCGGGAGGATATTTCTTCCACCAGTCGGCGGCTTGGTTGTCGATGTTGTGGTAGGTCTGCACAATTTCCGACCACGAAGGAATGTTGCGCACCGCTCCAACACCGACGTTTTTCACGAGGCGCAGCGCACCACGTCCGACATTTTGAGTCCAAGGAGCGAATCCGGTTGGTTGCGGAGGAGGCGCAAGCGTAACCGGTGGAAGCGTTCGTGGACGCGCAGGAGGCGGAAGGGCTGGAGGACTGAGTGACGGGCCGCGCTCATCCGTGACATCTTCCGAAGCAGCAGGCGCACCACCAGCACCGCCAGCACCGCCCCAATTCGTATTGGCAACAATCCGGGTCGGGGCTGCCCCGCGAGAGTAATCTCCAGATGCAGGGTTATAGGTGGCCACGACAGGAGGCACGCCGGGAATCTGCGGGGCGGACGGCGCGGCTTGCTCTTGAGCCTGAGCCGCTGGCTGCGCATACGGGAAGAACGTCCCGCGCTTCTGATGGCGGACACCCGCCTGCTCAACCACGAAGCCGCTGCCACGCGCCTGCCGTTCCAGCGCGTTAGCCTCCGAAAGGATTGGCTTCAGTGCATTGTTCGCGGCATCCCGGTCGAAGTTGTAGTCTTCGAGACGTTGGTTGAAGTTCTGGGTGAGCGGACTGGTTCCGGTGTATTTCCGGCCACGAGGATCAAGGAGCAATCCCTCCTTCTGCGCGTTGGCGTGGAGCGCGGCCAGTTTTTCCTCCGCCTGCTGCTTCTGATAGAGCGCGGCGTCACGCTGTGGCTTCAGGTCAGCCAGCGCCCCGGCCAGAGCGTTACCAGCATTTGACAATTCGTCCTCACGCAGACCCTTCTGCTCATCTACCTGAGCCTTGCGGAAGTCAAACTCCTTGTTGGCCTGTCCAAGCTGCTGGCCAAACGTATATTTCTGCCAGTCCTCCGCACGCTTTGCCGCCTCGGCCTGCTGTCCAAGCTGATATCGCTGCATCCCAAGGCTCTCGGATTCCCGGCCCAAGGCATTCTCCTCCTGCTGTCGCTGGTTGAGCATGGCCGCGTAGCGCAGCGCATTGGCGTTTTCCTCGGAGTTCGTGCGGAAGTCGTAGCCTGCCTGCAACTCGTTGGTGCGTTGCTGTGCGGCACGGTTTGCGGAAGCCATGCCGTAGCCCATGCGGGCTGCCTGAGCGGGGGTTTCTCCAAAGACGAATGGCATAGGTTATTGGCCGTTGAGGGCTTCGTTGTAGAATGCGCGCCAGACTTCCTCGTTGTAGTTGCGGTCCATGTTCGGGTCCATGCCGGTCTGCTGCTGATACATGGAGTCAGCGTAGGCGCGGGCAGTCTGCAAGCGTTGCGCCGAATCTTGACCAGCAGCGTAGGCCACATTCGTTGGAGCCACCGCGAAACCGTTCTGCGGTTGCTGCACGCGACCTCCGAGGGACGTGTAAACATCCTCGTTGAAGTAGGGGTCGTTCTGAGGGTAACGACCGGTCTGTCGGAAGTAGGCTTCCTCAGCGGAACTGCGGGTCGTGGCCTGCGGCGCATTCGCGCTGGGCAACCCGCCGGGGAACGCATACCCAGGGGAGCGCGTCGGCGAACCCACCCCACCATAGTTCGGGATGGACGGCAGGCGATACCCGGCATTTGGCGTCGGCAGGTCGGGGATCAGGCGGGGGTCGCTGGAGTAGGGCGTGTAGAAGCGATTGCTCGACACGAGATTCGCTGCGGCACCGAGGTTGCGCAGTTCATCGCTGCGGATGGACGAGGCAGCCTGCGCCGGGGTGAGCAGCGCGGAGAGGGCCTCATTGGTGGCGCGACGGGCGAGCGGCGCAGTGTTCAGCCGGGAGGCATACACGTCGCCGATGTTCTGGCGGTCCAGCAGGCCGAGCCGCTCTTGATACGGCAGGGAGGCCCGGTAGTAGGAATCCGCAAAGGTGCGCTCCTGCTCCCCGCTCCGGCCAGTCCCGAGCGGTCCCCGTGTGAGGGAATACCGCTCATCGTTCCCGAGCAGGGTGTTCAGGTCCACCTGCTTGGAGCGTTCCAGATTGGCCTTCTGCGTTTCGAGATTCTTCTGGAGCGACTTGTCGAGGTCCGCCGCAGCGGTGTCGTAGGTGGCTGTCTCCCTGTCGAGCCGCGCCGCCTGCTCCCCGGACTTGGCATTGAACTGGTCAAGGTAGTTCTGGAAAAGGTTCTGCGTCTGGGCACCCGTGGACTGTGCCCCACGCAGCGCACTGGTAGCCGCCGCATCAATCTCCGGGTCTTTGACATTGCGCAGGACATCGAACTTGGGGGGAGCCTCGGTGCCGGATGCTGTGGTGGTGTTCACCGCACCACCACCGCCAAAGACCTTCTCCCCAAAGGGACCATTCACCACGAGACTGCCATTACGGCTTGTGACGGAGGTGGCATTGGCGAGTTCCCCCGTGAGCGGCATGGACCGCTTCTGCCCCGAGGAATCATACCACCAAGCGGTGCGCGCCGGGGCGGTGTTGGCGGAGGCTGCCGCCGGGCCGCGCAGCGCAAGGGCATTCTTGGCGGCGAAGTCGGGGGCGATGACGCCGGGGGAAGTGTAGTTGAGGAGGGCCATAAATTATGCAGGAGCGGAGCCGCCAGTGAGTCGCACCATCAATTCCTGACGCCATTTTTCATTGGCCGCATCGTAGGCGACGGCCTCATCCGGCGCAATCTTTGCGAGGCGTGGGCAGATGATTCTGAAGCTCGGCATCACGGGGACCAACTCGCGGGCAGCCCATTGAGGGCCAGAAGCCATGCGCGCGAGAGTGTCCTGTTCGACTGCCATGGCTGAATTAGGGACCGATTTTACTGCTTGTCAACAGGTCGTTTGTGCCTACCGTATGGCACAGATGCGCCGGGTTCGATTCTACAGCGGGTTTGCAAGGGCCTTGTGGCTCGCCGCCCGCTACGATGTCCGGCGCAGCGGATGGCGCGTAGCGGGGTTTCATGCGTGGGGTTTTCTTAAGGCGATCTGGGGATGGATTCGCGCCAAGAAACCATCCAAGGAGATGGTTCAGCGGAGGCTCAACGCCTGCGAGTCCTGCGAGATTTACTGCCCGGAGCTGCGCACTTGTGGGGATGTTCGACTGGATGACGATAAGCCACTGGGGTGCTTCTGCTACATGCCGGTGAAAGCCCGCATCAAGGATTCGGAATGCTGGCTCAAGGGTGAAGGCATCGAGCCGGGCGCAATGGGTTGGCCCAAGGAGGCGTATGAATCCTGAACCCACCACTGAGATTGTCCAACCGTTGACCGAATTCGATGTCATCCAGGGGACACCCTCTGAAGCGGAAGCCCGCAAGGCACTCGTTGAGATCGGTGCGGTAACGACCATCGAGAGCATCAAGGCCATGCAGGTGGTCGGGTCGTTCATGTCCCACAAGATCCGCTTCCCAGAAGTGGCCCTGACGCGGACGGTCACCTGCCTTGAAGAGGTGGACCTCATCAAGAAGCACGCCAAGACGATGATGCAATACGCCTCCGGCGAGATGGAGGGTGGAGCAGGCGTCATTGACGTGGAGATGGGCAGCGTCGGCGCGAAGATTCTCACCGGGGCGCTCATGGTGGAGGAGCGGCTCCTGCGGCTCGCTCTCGTGGCAGCCGGTGACGCGAAACCTGCCCTGCTCAACGCCAAGGCTCCCCGCAAGCTGCGCTCTCCCAAAGTAGTGACTGCACCAACCTCCTGATTTATGGCCTACGGATACACCCCCAATCCCGGATACCCCTCCAACACGGCGGCTGCGGCCTGCCCGGTTACCACGCCGCAGAAGGTGTGTGGCGCGCTGTCGCCGCCGGGGCCGGATGACCTTGAGGTGCTGCAATACCAGCAGATCGACGCAACCAACGGTAGCGGTGCCGCCACGCCGTTCGTGTCCACGACGACGCTTGTGCTGCGTGCTGTGCTCAGTGCGCCCTCCACGAACACCGCCGACATCACCATCGGGCCGAACTCATCCGCCAATGCCGACACGATTGGTGCCGGGCAGGGCGGCTTCGAGATTCCCGCGCCGGATGGCGTGGCGTTTGACCTCAATAAGTGGTTCTGGAAGTCGGCTGCCGCTGGGCAGAAGCTTACGATTCAGTTTTTACCCGCTCCCACCGCCTGAACCCTTTATGAAAATCATCCCCACCATTCTCCTGTTGTGCCTGTCGCTGTTCTCGGTGCAGGCGCAGTCATTCGTTTATCGCCCCACCCCATGGAGCCAGACGTGGGTTTCGACCATGAACAATGCGGCGCAGGCGCGCACCTACCTCGGCATCGTCGCGGGCCTTACGAATTACGGCCAGAGCGTCACCAACTGGCAGATGTATGGCACCACCCTCAATGGCAACACCACCAACAGTGCCGCCACGGCCAGCACCATTGCGGTGTATGACGCGAACAAGATTCTTGGCAGCGGGGTGCCGACGGTGGCGGTGGTGACGACGAATGGGGCGCAGACCATTACCGGAACCAAGACGTTTCAGGCCGCGCAGAACCTAACAAACATGGCCAACGTCATTTCCGGCAACGGCGCGGGGCTGACGAATCTTTCATTAATAAACAATCAAATTACACGACGATTTCTTTGGGGCACCAATGCGTTGTTTTTCAGTTCCGTTGCTACCAATGCCGCCGCTGACCGGACCAACTCCGGCGACTATGCTACTATTACGCAAGCCTTCAAAGCAACCATTCCCGCACTTAAAAGTTCCAACTCCATCGTGTTGATTTTCTATCACGCACAACCGACAAACTTGAATTTGACGGTTGCGACTATGTGGCTATATGGTGGTTCTAATACAAACTATCTTGGATTCACCACAAGTGCAATGCAGGCGGGTAATTTTGGGCCGTCAATTTTATCCGGGAACGTAATCTTGAAAAACTACGGGGATTGGACAAATCAAGTGCAACTATCGGCGGCTGACGCGGCACGATATAATTACGTCCCAAACAATAAGGTTGATACGTCAGTCCCTTGGAATTTCTATATGGGGTTGTCCACAACTGCAAATTGCACAAATGTGAACATTTACAATATATCACTTGAAGAAGTGATTTTCCCCTGATGTCCAACGGCAACAGCGACACAGTCCTAAATAACGACAATGGACTTCCTCGACAACCTCACCCAGCTCTCCCCTCCAGTAGCACTCGCCGTGCTGCTATGGTTCACGGGCAAAGCCATCAAGAAATCCCAATGGCAGAACTGGCTCATCCCTTTCGCTCTCCCCATCTTCGGGGCCATCCTCTACCCGTTCATCGCTGAGACAGCCAGTGTGAGCTACAGCGTGAAGAACCCGGTCGTGTTCAACGCCATTATCGGAGCCGTCATTGGCTACTCCTCGACCGGCCTCGACCAGCAGATCCGCCAGTGGCTTGACCGCCCCACTAATCCCGACGGTAAAACCTCCTACATCGCACGCAATGAAACGCTTCCTCCTGGCCCTCCCGCTCCTCCTGCTCCTTAACGGCTGCGAAACGTGGAACAGCCTCTCGCCGGGCACGCAGGATGTGCTCAAAGCAGGTGCCAAGCTCGCGCTCTCCTTCGGGGTGCAGGAGCTGGGCCAGTCCGTGAAGGAGATTCAGCCCTACCAATCCAAGCTCCAGAACCTCATCGAGGTGACCTTCACGAAGCCGCTCTCGGCAGAGGCTTCTGGAGTCGCGCTGAAGAAGGGGGTTGCTGAGATCGTGCCACCTGAGCTGCAACCCAAGGTGCTGGCCAGCTTTAAGGACAGTCTCACCGGGGCGAAGACCACGGCAGCGTCACCCGGCAACGTGTCCTTCAACCAGCGCGTGGCCAAATCCCTCTGACACATGTTCATCAACACATTCGAGTGGCAGATGCTCATGGCCACCGCCTGCGGTGATCTGGATGACCCATGGCCGGAGATGAAGGCGTCTGGTCAGGTGTTCATCTTCGAGGAGGAGTGGCTGGACGACACCTTCAACCCATTCTGGTGGGATTACGTTGTGCGCTATCGTGAGGAACGCAATCAGCCTTTGGAGAACTCCGCCGTGCGGGGCACCTGCGATGAAATCTCCGAGCACTGCGGCATTCAGTTCGCCACCGCCATGCGCAAGCTGGTGGGCGACGTGGACTGCCGGGCCGGGGCGCTCTACACGAAGATCACTATTCCCGGCGGCTACGTGCTGAATGACGTTCCGGGACCGGGCGGCCATCAACTGCTCACCGTCGGCACGCACAAGCGTGTGGCGGACCCTTCCAAGCTCACCATCGACGATGTAACCCTCCATGCCTATGAATCTCAAAACCGTCAGCGCACGAAGCTGGCTGATGCTGTGGCTCGCGGTATCCGCGTGCGCGATCAGTGGCTGTAAGACCACCCAACCCGACGGCGACATCCTGCTGCCGCGCACCCCGGTTGCACGATGAACGACTTAGAGCGCCGCATCACCGCCTTGGAGCACCAGCATCAGGAGACGCTGCTCAAGATTCTCAACGCCCTAGAATCCTCCGCTGATGGCGGTCGGGTGGGCTTGCAGGAATCCGTGCGCGTCCTGACGACTAAGCTTCACGCCCTGACGGAGAATGTGAACAGCCTGATGACGGTGGTGGCCAAGCACGAGGAAGCCAAGCAGCAGGCCAAGGGGGCCTACTGGATGTGCTGCCTGATTGGTTCCGGTGGAGGGGTTGCGGTAAGCTTCATCTTCAACCACTTTTGGAAGTGACCACCGCGCTGTCGCATTCGCATTTCCTGTCCCGCGCCGCCCATGAGTGCGAGCGGAGAGTGTTTGGGGACACGTCGGAAAAGGTGGAGCCTGCCAGCGTGCTCGTGGTGGAGGACGAATACGACATGCGCCTGTGCTTCACGCATTTATTCCGGCTTCCGGCGCTGCGCTCCTGCCAAGTGGAGATGGCGGAGTCGGTGGGGCAGGCCATGGCGATGATTGCCACCAGGTGTTACGATCTGGCCGTGCTGGACTACAGGCTGGATGGCGGCACGGCAGCGGATTTAGTGAGGATGTGGCGGGAGCATTCCTACGAGCTGCCATTTCTCTGCGTCTCCGGCTACTACGATGTGGAGAAGGAGATGCGTGCGCTGGGAGCCTCGGGATTCATCAATAAATCCGAACTTACCGGGGACGCTCTGGCCCGTGAAATCCGCCGCGCATTGGACTCCTACTGGACGGCCCGCGCACGCCGGTAGGATTCTTTTTCAAGAATTCGTAAAAAGGATGTTGACGGCAGAATCATTCTGCCCCACTCTGCACCCAGATGAACGCAGAGAGCATCCAAATCAGGATCGACCCGCAGGGGGCAGAGAAGGTCAAGGCCATCATTTCCGATGTGGAGCGCGCTACCGGTCGCAAGCTGAGCGCCTCCATGATCGCCAACATGGCCCTGCTTATCGGCATCCCAGAGGTCAGGAAAGCTCTCGTTCGTAAACCGCAGAAACAAACCCCCAAATGACTACCGCAATCACACCATTCATTCCGCCCGCTGTCCAGCAGGCGGTCCAACCCAAGCCCACCAAGTCTGAAATTGTCGAGGCGCTTGTTCAGCTTCGCATTCAGGAGATCAACAAAAAAAACGCTGACCTGAAGGTGAAGATCGAAAAGCTCTCCGTTTCCATCAAGAAGGCGTTGCTGAAGTTTGTTCTCAAGCGTGGCGCTGTGCCGGAAGCCAGCATCGTTTACAATCTCGGCTATCAGCACTCAACCTCCGGCGTCAGCTACGTGAGTGTCAAATTCGACGAAATCTTCAACCTGTTGCCGGGCGATGTGAAGGCCGCGCTGATTGAGCGCCTGAAGTTGGAGAAGCAGATGGTCCGCTACGAGCGGGCCGACCTCGTGAAGGAAATCCGCGAAAAGCTGGAGCAGCGCGGCGACTCTATGCAGCGGGTCAACGCACTCCTTTCGGACAAGTCCTCCCGCACCGCACTCCAGCTTGTGCTCGACCACATGAACGGCAAGAAGCTCATCGAAGTCGCGGCCTAGTTTTCAGCAACCCTAAAAAACAAAACACATGAGTCGTTCAGCTCCACAGTCACAAGTAATTCACCCCTGCACCCGCTGGTTCGAGTGGGAAGGCGGGGCCGATGGCGGAATGCTTTCCTTCTGGGACAAGTCCGTCCAGAACAGTGGCGACGCCAAGCCCGGCGCACGCCGCCGCGTCCCGCTGCCGGTCACCTTCCTGCTCATCGACGAGCTTTCCTGCATCGACGGCTACGACGGCAAGCACAAGTGTGGCATCACCTCCAACGAGGTGCGTGACGTGCGCGCCGATGTGATGGTCGTGAAGTCCTTCAAGGGTGGCGTCATCGCCTCCGGCCTCTACTCCCAGATCAAGGACGTGGTGAACGCTGCGGATGGCCGCTTCAACGCGAACCTCTACATCGCCTACCGGCCAGACCCGAAAGGGCCGCTCCAGCTTGGGAGCATCCGCTTCAAGGGTGCCGCGCTCCATGCGTGGTCGGAGTTCCGCTACAAGTGCGCCACCCGGCGGGTGGGTGAAGCGGACATCAAGGAGTATTACCTTCAGGCCATCCGCATCACGGCCTTCGCTGAGGGCAAGACCGGGGCGGTGAAGTATCGCACCCCGGTGTTCTCCCTCACGCCAGCCTCTGAGGAAGCCGAAGCTCAGGCCAAAGCCCTCGACGTCACCCTCCAGAACTACCTCAAGCAATACTTCGCGCGCACCAAGACGGAGCAGGCTGTGACGGGTGCCGCTCCGGCCAGCACGCCGCAGCCGGAGCCCGAGCAGGATGAGCCGCCCGCGGATCACGCCGCGGCGGATGCTGAGGCGAACAACGGGGAAGCCGATTCTGAAGTTCCGTTTTGATCTGAACGATTTGCGTAATACAGAAACCTTATGAAAATCTCTGAACTCACCATCGGTCAAGTCATGGAGGTGCAGGCCCTGTTCGGCCCAATCTCTAAGCAGGCAGTTACACCCGACACGTCTCCATACGTTGTCGGGAAGAATTACTTCATCCGCACCGTGACTCATCACTACACCGGCACGCTCGTCGAAGTGCATGAGCATGAGCTGGTGCTCACTGACGCCGCGTGGATCGCTGACGATGGGCGTTTCGCTCAAGCCATCGAAAAGGGCGAGTTCTCCGAGGTGGAGCCATACCCGAATTCCGCACGCGTAATCATCGGGCGAGGCGCTGTGCTGGATGCCCACCAAGTCGCATTCTCAATGCCAAGGAGTCAGAAGTGAACGCCGCAATTCTCTCCGAATCTTGGAGCCGGGGCGGGAGCCGGAGCTGGAGCCGGAGCTGGAGCGGGAGCCGGAGCTGGAGCGGGAGCCGGAGCCGGAGCCGGAGCCGGAGCCGGAGCCGGAGCCGGGGCGGGAGCCGGGGCGGGAGCGGGAGCTGGAGCCGGAGCGGGAGCGGGAGCGGGAGCTGGAGCCGGAGCGGGAGCCGGAGCTGGAGCGAATAATTATGAACATCACCCACATCTCCGCGACCGGCCTGAAGGGTCTTTCCTTCACACACGAACTGTCGCCAATCACCGTGTTCCACGCCCCCAACGGGCACGGCAAGTCGGCACGACTCGACGCGGTCCCGCTCGCGCTGTTCGGCTATCACCCCAACGCTGAGGTGAAGCGCATGAACTGCGACCTGCTGGAAGCCTACGGGAGCGGCTCCACGATGGGGGTCAGCGCAGTGTTCAGCGATGGCACCTCCATGTCCCGCACTTGGAGTGGCGATGACAAGACGGTGAAGTGCATCGAGCAGGGCAAGCTCCCCGGCAAGGTCATCCCCCTCTGTATTGACGCCAGCGAATACTTCAAGCTCTCCGACCGGGAGCGCGTGAAGCTGGCCTTCCGCCTGAGCGGTTGCGAGGAGAAGTTCGGGCCGGTGCTGGCTGCCAAGGCGCGCACGCTGGAGTTGAAGGAGCACGACACTGCCGCGCAGGAAGCCGTCATCAAGGTGACGGATGAAATCCTCAACCACTGGAAGACCCTCAGCGGCAGCGTCACGGCACCTGAATGGCTGGATACCTTCGCGGAGGTGGCCAAGAAGCGGTGCAGCGAGACGCAGGCTGCGGCCAAGCGCATGACGGCAACCCTGGAAGGACTCACCCAGCTTCGCGCCCAAGCCAAGCAGCTCGTGAACAGCGCTGCGGAGAAGCAACTGGCGGAGTTGAACCGGAAGCTCTCCGAGCTGGCCGCACGGAAGCAGGCGGTGGAATCGGCCCTCCAGCAGGCGTGGACCCGGTATGCCCGGAAGGTGGAGCTGGAGACGCATCTGGCGGGGAGTGCGGCAGTCACTGAACGCCGGGAGGAACTGCTGGTCAGGATCGCGTTACTTGAGCAGTGCGTGTGCAGCGCAGGAGATAGGGTGTCCGAGATCAAGTTGTCCATCCACACTGAGCGCGCAACGATTGCCGCTCTGGCTGCGGCCCTGCTGGACAACGAGAAGAAGCAGAGCCATCTGGACAACAAGATTTCCTGCCCGCTCTGCGGCACCGCCACCGAGGGGTGGAGCGACGCCGTGCTTCTGAAGCTGGAGCAGGAGCGGAAGGTTTCCGTTGAGGCTCATGCTTCACGAGTGCGACTGGTGAAGGACCTTGAGTCCTCTGGGCGCGGTGCGGCCAGCACGTTTGAGGCTCTGAAGGCTGACCTGCGGGTCTTGCAGGACCATCTGAAGCAACTGGATGCCGATGAACGGGTGGCTGAACGCCTGCGCGGGGAGCTGGAATCTTTGGCTGACGTCGTTGAGCTGGCTCCAGACAGCGGGCTGAACGAATGCGAGAACGAGATTGTCGCTCTCCAGCAGCGCATCCAGCCCCTCACCCTGGAAGTCCGCCAAGCCAATGCCGCAAAGGGTGAAATTGCCGCCAAGCTCAAGGCAGCGGAGGAGGCTGACCGCGTGGCGAAAGAGTCCGAGGCGTGGCGCGAGGTGAAGAAGCTGGTGGATGAGCTTCAGGCGGAAGCCGTGGACAAAGCCATCGGGCCAATCCTCGCCAGCGCAAACGCCATCGCCGGGACCGTGCTCGAAACCCCGCTGGCGTATCACGAGCAGCGCATCGGCCGGTGGAAGGGCCGCAAGTTCATCGCCCTGCGTAGCTTTAACGAGAGCGACCGCATGATTGCTTCAGCGGCGGTGTGCGCGGCGCTGGCTGGTGCGAGCGGTTCTCCGCTGCGGGTGCTCCTGCTGGATAATCTGGACAACGTGGAGGCCAAGCGCCTTGGGCCGCTCTTCCAGGACATCCGCAAGGCGATTGAGTCGGGTGTCATCACGCAATGCCTTGGGTGCATTGTGCGGGGTAAGGAACTTGAGGGGGTGGAGGGCGTGGAACTGGTGGATGTGAGGACTGTATGACTACTCCTCAACAGACTCTCGAACTCGCGGACAACGTGGCGGGGCAGTCATTCGCTCCAGCGTCGGGTTATGCCGCATTCTACGAGGACGAATGGACAACGCTCTACTGCGCCGACGCTGCCGATGTGCTGCCAAACGTGACCGCTGACGTGCTGGTGACTGACCCGCCCTACGGCGTGGAATACCGGAGCAACAATCGCAAACAACGCTTCGATGCCATCGCAAACGACAAGGCAGTAGATGCGGGCGGTGTGCTCGCTGTGCTGGAAACGGCCATCCGCCAACTCCGCAGAGGCCGACACGCCTACATCTTCGGGAAGCTGGAAATTGGAAACCTGCCACTGTGCGGAGTAACCGAACTCATCTGGGACAAAGGAATCATCGGCATGGGGGACCTGCAATCGCCGTGGGGAACGGAGCACGAGCCGATAACCTTCGGTGTGTATGAACTCAGTGCCGCGAACCGCGCCAAAGGCTATGGAAACCTGTCCGCCAGAATGCGGAAGGGCAGCGTGTTAAGGGTGCAGCGAACTCAGGGCGGCGCGGTGACAAAGCATCCAACCGAGAAGCCAGTGATGCTGCTCCGACAACTCATCGAATCATCATCCGTGATCGGGGAAACCGTGCTCGACCCGTTCTGCGACGTCGGCTCAACACTGGTGGCCGCTCGTCTGGAAGGACGCAAATCCATCGGCATCGAAATCAACCATGAATACTGCACAATCGCTGCTCAAAGGCTCTCGAAACTGCGAGGGCGTGATGATGCGGCATAACAAATGACCCTCTCCCCCGAACAGCTCGCCGCCGTAACCGCCACCGAGCCATGCGTGGTGGTGTCAAGTTGCCCCGGCAGCGGCAAGACCCGCGTCATCGTCGAGCGCATCCACCACCTGATTCAGTCCGGCGTATCTCCAGAGCGCATCTGTGTGGTGACTTTCACCCATGCTGCGGCGAAGGAGATTCAGGAGCGGTTGCAGTGCAAGACCTGCGGTGGAAGCGGTGTCGTTACGGGCGTTGATCCAGGAGTATCTCCCGAGGCGTATTCGTTCCAATGTCCCAACTGCCGAGGATGCCCACTCAAGCTGGCGCACGCTGGAACGCTCCACCAACTTCTCCTGAAGGCCATCCGCAAGACCCCCTCCGTCTGTGGCTACTCCTCGCCTCCCAGCGTGCTCAACGAAGCTGGGGCGGAGGAGCTGCTCAAGGAGTCGATGGCGGAGATTCGCTACAAGGGTTCGCTGAAGGAGGTGCGGGAGAGGGCGGCGCGGGTGATGGATGCGCTGGAGCCTGCTGACAAGGTGGACATCATCGCGGCCTATTACCAGCAGAAGATGGTGGATGCCGGGGTGATCGACTACGACGGGATTCTCCGCTGTGGACTGATGATGATTCGTGCCGGGAAGTGGCCGTTCCAATTTGAGCATCTGGTCGTAGATGAAGCGCAGGACAGCTCGGACATGGACTTCTGCATTTACGAGGAGATGCCGGTGGTGAACCGTTACTTTTGTGGGGATGCCGACCAGCGCATCATGTCCTTCAGGGGTGCGTCGGAGAGGTTTGGAAAGATGTGCTTGGAGGCTATATGAAACCCACCCTCTACAAACTCTCCGGCTGCTACCGCTGCGGCCAGCGCATCCTGGATGCCGCCAACGCAGTCATCCGCCACACCCCCGACCGGGTGGACATGCAGGCAGTTAGCCTCACGGGCCATGAAGGGGATGTCAGGGTGGGAACATGCTTCAGCCAACAGCAGGAGATTGCCCTTGTAGCGTTATGTATAGCGCACTACGCAGATGGTGGCTCGTGCCCATACGAAGAAGCCGCCGTCCTGCTCCGCACCAACAAGCTGGTGGACGTGTGGGTGGAGGGGTTGCGCGCTGCGGGGATTCCTGTGCGGGAGCCCAAGGCGAAGGCCAAGCCGGAGGAATGGCAGAAGGCGCAGATCGTGGTGAGCCTGTGCGCGAATCCTGAGAATGACCGGCTGGCGCTGGCCTTCGTGGCCATGGCGGCAGGACCGGAGGCAGCACGCAAGGCCAAGGCAGCAGCGGCAGCGCAGATGGGGAGCGTATCCGAGGTGGTCAAGCTGCCGGGAAACACGCTGGAGGCGGCTTTACACGCCATGGCGTGCGCTTCCATGAGCCAGTCCACCATCGAAGCCGTGGAGAAGCTCCACACAACCGTGCCCGAAGGCAGCGACCTTGCGGATCTCGCCTGCGCGATGCTTCAGGAGGAGCCGGAGGATCAGGTGGGTGGTGGCGTAAGGGTGTCCACCATTCATTCTTTTAAGGGTTTGGAAGCCAATGACGTGTATCTCCCAGCCTTCGAGGACGAGATTTTTCCAGCCAAACGATGCGAGGAAGAAGAAACCCGCATCTGCTTTGTGGCGTTCACTCGCGCCCGCAATCGGCTCTTCATTTCTCACTGCGGAGAGCGGCCCAACGATTACAGCCATTCCATTGAGTCTCACCATCCAAGCCGGTTCATTGAGAGAGCGGGCTTGCAAAGTCGTCCCACAGCGGTAAATTGAACCCGGCTCTGAACCAGCCTCAAAAAGCACGATGAAAACGAATTCACCGTCCTGTCCTTCGACTGCGGCTCCAACGTGCGCCGGGTTCACTTTCGAGGGGCGGGGCGGCTTTTCGTTTATGAACAAAAAACTTAGCTCTCAACCAAGTTTCCTGGATTTAACTGGGAAAAGATTTCACCGACTGACAGTCGTTGGTCGTGATCTTAACAGGAAAAATGGGGAAAGAGTTCACTGGAATTGTGTTTGTGATTGCGGCGGAACTGCATCCATTTACTCATCAAGCTTGGTTAGGGGTTTGAGCGGGTCATGCGGATGCTACCAGAGACAGCGAAAGTCCGAGTCCCACAGGACTCACGGAGCCTACGGGTCTCAAGCGATGCGAGGATCGCTAACCTCATGGAGAAACATGTTGGAAAGGTGCCGTAGAAAAAAGAACAATCGATTCCATGTTTATGGAGGTCGAGGTATAAAAGTTTGTGAGAGGTGGTTAGATTTCCAGAACTTTTGGGATGACATGGGGCTACGTCCAGACGGAATGAGTCTAGATCGAGTAAATTCGGACGGCAACTATGAGCCTTCAAACTGTAGATGGGCCACCTGCAAGACACAGCAAAACAATCGCCGGAATAATCGCATGGTAACCGTTTCCGGGATTACTAAAACCGCGTCTCAGTGGTCCGATCACGTCGGTATCAGTTACGCTGTCATTCACGCAAGACTTCAAAGCGGTTGGTCTGATGAGCGCGCCGTATCAACGCCGGTCAGAAAGTTCAAAACCTAACCCAAATGATCCCCCGCTCCACCCGCTTCAAGTGCCCCCAGTGCAAGGCCCTCAAGAAACGCCCCGGCCGGTGCAACCTGTGCGGGAAGCTCCCGATGGGCCGGGAAGGGCTGGATGAGGCAACGTGCGCGAGTATTTCGGAGAAGACGAAGCGGCAGTGGGGCGGGAAGAAGGAGACGCCATGAGTGAATCACATGACATATCCACTTATCAATCTTACAAGTATCTTGGCAATTTTTCAGCCGTTGATCCGGCATACTCTCGCTCCATGTATTGCGACAAGTGCCACGTCCGGTGGACGGGGTGTTGGGACAACTTTCAGTGTCCGCAATGCGGCGATGGAGAGCTTCCGTGTTTTTCAATTCAACAGGCAGTGGAGGGACTGTAAGCTATGAGAAATTGTGAAAAATGCCATGAAACGTCGGTCGTAGATGACGGCTACTGCGGTGGAAGATGCCGCGAGATCACGATGTCCTCATTAACTGCACCATCTGGGTCTGCCGGGTCTGCCGTGGGCGGCGACCTCTACAACGGCATCGAGTGGCTCGCTTGCTGGCTGCTCGACAACGCGGAAGGTGAAACGATAACCGAGGAGCAATTACGCCCATGGGCGGCAAGAGCATGGGCGGCGCATCTGAAACGGCAGAACAAGAAGACTGATAGCGCATCGGAATACGCCGCGCTGATCTATGCGGAGTATCCCAAAAAGGTCGGTAGACCGGCAGCCTTGAAGGCCATCAAGCGCGCTCTCCTCACCATTGAGTTCGATGGCCTGTTGCGAAAGGTGAAGCTCTACGCAGCATCCCGAGCGAAGGAGGACCCAGCCTTCACCCCTCACCCGGCAACGTGGTTCAACCAGCAGCGTTACAACGATGACCCCGAGACGTGGAAGGTTGGCAGCACTTCCCGGAAGGCACCTGAAGCCGATCACTCCAAAGACTTTTGGGAAGGGAGCGGACTATGACCGAAGACCCCATCTACCACTCCAAGGCTTGCGCTGAGTGCGGCAATGAGTTCCAAGCCCCCGGAGCCATGCTCTTCGACCGGTTCGTGGCGTGGCGAGCCTTCTGCCCCACCTGCCACTCTATCGTGGAGGAGCAGCGCAAGGCGGAACGATTGGACCTTGAGCGGCGGCAGCGCGAGGCAGCATGGCTGGCTATCTGCCCATCGGAATTCCTCTCAGTGGACCGCCGATTGCTCCCCGACAAGGCGTTCTTCGACAAGGTGCAGGACTGGCAGTTCCAGCAGCGGGGCCTTGTGGTGGCTGGCGAGACGGGCATGGCCAAGACCCGCGCCTGCTGGCATCTCCTGCGGCGGGAGTTCTGCGCTGGGCGCACCCTCTTGACGCTCTCGGCCTACGATCTGGCCCGGTGGCCCGCGCTGGTGATGAACGAATCGCAGCGCGCCGACCTGATGATGCGCCGGATCGCCTCGGTGGACATCCTCTACATGGACGACCCGTTCAAATCCAGGCTCACGCCGACCGTCGAGGAGATGATCTTCGTGGCGCTGGATGAGCGCGGTTCCCGGCGCAAGCCGGTGATCTTCTCGTTCAACGACTCCTCGACGACCCTCATCGAGCGGCTCTCCACGGATCGCGCCAAGGCATTCCTCCGGCGCATCCGGGACTACTGTGATGTCGTGAAGCCGGAGCCTAAAGCGAAAACCCCATGAGAGACTTCCTTGAAATCTACTATCTGGTGTCCATTCCAGTGTCCACCTACTTCTTGGCCACTTACATCCCAGCCCAATACGGGCGCGAAGGGTTCCACAACTGGATGGGGTCGCTGCTGGTTTCGATCTGGCTCGGGTGGCTGTGTGTTCCACTGGTCTGCTACGGCTTGATAACCGGAAGGAACAAGCGATGACCGCCATCTTCCTCCCACCCGGCCAGTATCCCTCCATCGCCATCACCTGCGGCCTTATCTGCTGCGTGTTCGCGCTGTGGATTATTTTCAAGAAAGACAAACCATGAGCAGAACCGAATCAAAACGAAAACTCGAAAAGATGCGGAAGGCGTGTCGCAAGGCTGGGATTCCACTGATGGAGATCACTGACTGCTTGGCCGCGATGTATACGCAGACGGAACACTCAGCAAGTCATACGTCAAAGCACTCATCAAAGCTGGCATCCAAGACTCCAAATGAACTACCTCCTCGCCATCGGCATCCTGCTGACCGTCTACCTCTCCATCGCCATCGCCTACGCATCCTTGCGCGGGGAGAAGCCGGATGGGTTCAGCGACAAATAATTCGCCTGAAACACGATTTCATATTGACGTCACTTTGGAAACCAGCAATAGTCAGCACCAATGAACGGCACAATCACTCCCAAAATTGCGGTGGCATGGATTCGCAGCAAGGAGCCAATCGCTGCGGGCATGAACTTCCACCTCGGGCTCACTGGATCAGTCCTTTTCAAGGGTGAATCCAGGAAAGACTTTGATGTCATCGCCTATCCGCATGATCCGGCACAACCGTTCGACAAGCGTGCGCTAATCAAGGCTCTGGACCTTTCCATGGATGGCCAGTCCAAGGAGAACTTTGAGAACTACGCCGACAAGAATTATGGCCGCAACGTGGCCGTCTGCACCAACGCTGACGGCATCCGCGTTGATCTCTTCTTCATGCAATGAATCGCCAACCCCAGCCTGACGGCATCGCCGTGGTGGACCTCCCACACACGTTCACCTTAGAGGAGCGTAACGGCCTGTCCTCCATGCAGAACGCCGCCCTGACGGAGATCGGCAGGCTGGATGCGGAGCTGGCGGAGATCGCCAAGGGCTTCCAGCAGAAGGTTGGCGCGCAGCGGTCCATCGTGGAGGCCACGCGGAAGCTGCTGGTGAAGGGTTCCGAGCTGCGGCCCGTGGAGGTCATTGTGGAGTTCAACCCTACGGCGGGAACCAAGCGGTATTTCGCGGCGGATGATGCGCTGAAGCATCATCTTCTGGCCGAGGTGCCGATGACGAAGAAGGATTACGAATTGCCGCTGCCGTTGTTTGCGGCACCAGATTTAGGGTCGGTGGGTATAATTCCCACGGCGAAACAGTCCGGGGTTAACGTGACCAAAGACTGCGGTAGCTTGGCGTTGAGGCCGCGACCTGATACTTCCCCCGTGCCTGTGCTGGCCCAAGCCGTAACCGAGCGCGACAAAGTGATCGCCCATCCTGATGCTGGTCAGGCGGTGCCGGTAGCGCAACAGGGCATAGCCGCGTCAAACCAAGCGGCGCTGAGTCGGTGCCAAACAAGCACTCAGCCTGTTGCGGCGGGGGATTCACTTAAACAGCAAGCCATCGAAGTCATCCGCTCCGAGCAAAAGGCCACACCCAGCCTCATCCAGCGCCGCCTGCGCCTGTCCTACGCACAGGCATTCGCCATCATTGAGGAGCTGGAGTCGGATGGTGTCGTGGGGCCGGAGGAGGGGTGCATGGGCCTGCGGAAGATTCTCAAGCTTCCACCGGTATGAACATTTTCCTCACTTCGGAATACCGACTGTTCCCATCCTTGTCGGAGGTGCGCGACCACAGGAATTACCCAGCTCCCGGCGAGATTCAGATTGGGGATGAGTTCACCGGTAAGGGACACCCAGTCTGGGATTCAGTTCACATCGCGGTCTTTCTGGACGGGACCTGGAAAGTTGTTGGCGAGGAGGAGTTTGGTGAGCTTGTGGACGGCCCCGGAGATTGCCCATTCGCCTGCACCGAGTCGCGCAGTTATCTGGTGGTCGGAGTCTCACGCCGGACAGAAGAGCGGCAGATTATTGACTACTCATGGCTGAGTGAACAGTGGGAATTACTGGATGATGACGGGGACCTTCTTGTGGAAGCCGCCAAGGAGATGTCATCCAAGTCACCAATTGTGGAGGCATACGCCAGCGTGCTTTACAAGGTCGAGTGGCACAGGAGTGTGGACTGGGAGACTGGCGTGGATGAAGGTAACTTTGAAATCGTCGAGTCCATCTTCAACGTGGAGGACTTGGCGTGAACATCACCCCACTACCACACGAGGAGACGCGCTTCACGGTCGAGTCCGTGAACACGCTCCGCTGCGGCACCTGCCACCGGGAGTTTCGCCGCACGGCTACCGGCGTGTGCAAACGCTGCATGGTGGTGGCTCCGGCGGCTACCTATCTGGTGGATGTGGTGGAATTTTGGGGAAGAGGCCGCTGTTCGTGCCCCGATTACCGGTGCCGCGTGCAGCCATTCTATGAGGTGAAGGACTTCACGCCGAAGCCCTGTAAGCACCAGTTTTCGGCGTTCTATCTGTTCGGTTGCCAGCAAGCCATCAAGCGCGGGGAAGCCCCGCAGGAATTATGAAATTCTTCATCACCAAATACGCCCTCACCAAAGGCATTCTCGAAATGACAGGTGAAGTGGTCAGAGAAAAATCCGTGGACGAGCTTGGAAGGATGGGGAGAAGCGTGGTTGAATGTGTTGGCCAGTTCTCTCATCGTTACTACCACGGCGACGACTGGCATCAAACCAGGGAGGAGGCCCTGGTTAGGGTGGAGAAGATGCGCCTGCAAAAGATCGCCGCGATGGAGAAGAAGTTGGAGAAGCTGCGTAACCTGAAAGTTCAATGAAAGCCCCGTGGGTATCAATGCCCGGCGGCCTCAAGCCGCGCCAGCTTGCGCCTAAGCCCAAGCGCACCCTCCGCCAGCGTTCCGCCAGCATGACCGCCAAGATGGCCACCTACCGGGAGCAGAAGGAGAAGTTCCTTGCGAAGCGGCCTTACTGTTATGCCTGCAAGGCTATTCGCGGAGCCATCCTCAAGCTGGACCTGAAGGCCAGCGGCCTGGCCGACTTCCAGATCCACAACGCGATGGCATTTGCCGACGCGGTGAAGCATGGGGCGAATCACCGGGCGGTGGATATTCACCACCGCTTTGGCCGCAGTGGGAAGCGTTTGCTGGATGAAGCTGGGTGGACAGGTGTCTGCCGGAATGCCCACCGTTTCGCGCATGACCACCCGATGATTGCCAAGGAAGCGGGATTGCTATGACACCGGAAGCTCAGAGAATTGCGATTGCGGAGGTGTGTGGGTGGACTGAATCATCCTTGAATAAACATCCTCAGTGGATTCCAGACTACACCACCTCACTCGACGCCATGCACGAGGCGGAGACGGTGCTGAGGAGAGACAATAATCACGACGGATGCGGGACTAGTGCGCTTGATTGCTACGCTCAGAGGATTAGCAAGTGCGCTACCGCATCGCAACGCGCCGAGGCATTCCTGCGCACCTTTGGAAAGTGGGTTGAGTCATGAACCACACCCTCCTAACCACCGGCAAGCCGTGCACCCTCAAGGAAACCCCGCACGCACGCATCCTGAACGTCAAGATCGTGGAGCTGCACTCTGAGCAACCGCACAAGTTCGTGCGCGTGGAGCAGCCCTGCGGCCGCCGCTTCTGGTGCTCCCCGGAGCAGCTCTTTGAGCCGGTGCCTGAGTGGAATGATCCTGACGGATTCTCCCCAGCCGAACGCAAGCTGTTCGATGCCGTGACTGCTCATGGGCCGCTCAAGACTGGTGACCTTGCGGCCATTATCAACGGGAATCCCGAGCAGAAGAAGCCGTGGACCGCCTCCACAGTGGCCGCTGTGGCGAAACGCCCAAGGCTGGTGTCGCGGTTCAAATTTTCGAGTGATGGGAAGCATGTGGTTATTGCGATGGTATGAAAACTCCATGGCTACCACCTAATCCTGGAAAGCGTCCGCGCTGCCCGAAATGCAAAGGCACAGGCACGGTCATGCTCTGGAATCCTCAAAAAGATTGGGTTGGAGGATATGAGCTTTCCAAGTGCTCGCGCTGTGGTGGAAAGGGGTTTCGATGAAACCCACCGGCTTCAACTCCATGTGGTGTCCGCACTGCCAGCACCCCCGCAGCCGGGTGATCGACAAGCAGGACAAGGGCGAATACATCCTGCGCCGCCGCCAGTGCCTGAAGTGCAGGGAGCGGTTCTCCACGGATGAAATTGTGAGGGTGAAGCTGGTGACGAAAGTGAAAAGTGTATGAGCCAATTCATTGAAGCTGTCTATGAGGTTGTGGATGCCACCGACCCGGAAATATACTGGCCGCTGGGCATGTTCCTCACTCGGGAGTCCGCCATGCAGGCTATCACCGTGGATGACCCGGACAGCATTCGCGGCGGCGGCTCGCTGGATGATTTTCGCGTGATGGAAGTGCGTGAGCGGAAGATCGGATTTGGAGAGCATCGAAACGTGGTCGGAAAAATGACCTGGACCTCGGAATACGACGAGGCGAAGGACGAATACAAGTGGACCCGGAAGGAGGGCTTGTGAGCATCCCCCGCACCATGGCCGACGTCGAGGCGCACAACCGGCGCGTCGCCCTCGGCAAGCTCCCCAAGATCGATACCGCCGCAAGTCTGCTGGCGGAATCTCGGGAGAGGGTGACGCAGAAGAAGGCCTCTACACTGGTGAAGGCCAACCGGAAACTTGAGAGCGTAATTCAGGAGGAGATCGAGAGCTATCTTCGATCTATCTGCCACATTGCTTGGTGGGATCGTAAGAGGATGGACATGGCTACAACCTCTCGCAAGGGCGTGCCGGATTTTGTCGGCTGCATTATGGTCAGCGATATGATTAGCAAGCGCACCTACGGAGTGCCGTTTGGCCTTGAGGTAAAGCGTAGTGGCGAGAAACCGACCACCGACCAGCTAGGCGAGCTAGCCTGGATGCGCAAGGCTGGAGCGAGGACCGCCGTGGTATTTTCCAAGGAGGAGGCGGTGGAGTTTTTCAACAGCATCATCAAACCATGAACCTTAACGAACTATCCAAGACCGTCCACGCTGCCAACATCAAGTGGTGGCAAGACCCGTCCACCGGCCAACCCATCAAGCGCAATCGTGGCGAACTGCTGGCCCTGATTCACTCTGAGGTGTCAGAAGCGTTGGAGGGGGAGCGCAAGAACCTGATGGACGACAAGCTGCCGCAGTATCCCATGGCTGCGGTGGAAATCGTGGACGCCATCATCCGGGAGCTGGATTACTTGGCAGGCATCCACCCGAACATCAACGTGCAGGAGGTGTTCGACGCCAAGATGGCATTCAATGCCCAGCGCGAGGACCACAAGCATGAGGCCAGATTGATCGCTGGCGGGAAACAGTTCTGACCATGAGCACACCCACCCAGGATGACGCCATTGCCCTAATGCTCTGCTTCAAGCCAGCCGACCTTCGCTCCGCCATGGAAGCCATCGCCCGCGCCGCATTGGACGAGCGGAAGCCGCTCCTGTGGCCCGACGAGACGGACTTCTCCAAGGTTCCAGCAGACGCGAGAAACGCGGTTGGAAATTCTTTTAAGGTGCTCGCCCGAGCGGGCGTCATCAGGAAGACGACCATCTGGCGCAACTCCAAGGTCGCTGCGCAGAAGGGCCGCATCGTTTTCGCATGGACCCTTGGCAGTGCTGCGCTGGCGCGGGCGTTCCTAAAGGCGCATGACCTGACGCCCATGCGCGGGCAGATGGAGATGGCGATATGATCGCTGCCTTATTCGTCCAAGAAGGTGGTTGCTACGTCGGACTTCCCGACGTGGACGCATGGCCGGAAAGTCGTGACGCCAGGCTATACGCTGGGCCGCATCCAGTGGTTGCTCATCCACCATGCCAACGCTGGGGGAAAATGTGGTTCGGACAACCGCTCGCCGTGAAGCTGACCGGCGTGCGAAAGGTGAAGGGTGATGACGGGGGATGCTTCAAGGCTGCGCTGGAGGCCGTGCGTCAATGGGGCGGCGTGCTGGAGCACCCATGGCAGAGCCACGCATGGCCGCACTTTTGGCTGAAGGTTCCACCGCGTTCTGGTGGATGGATTTCCGCTGATACGCTCGGCGGGTGGACATGTTGTGTGGAACAGGGTCGCTATGGGCATTACGCTAGAAAGCCGACCATGCTTTATGTTTGCGGAGTGGAACTGCAGGAACTGACTTGGGGGCACACCGAAGCTCAATACGACCCGGTTGTGGTAGCTCGAATGGGACTGAAACGTGCAAAGCGTCTTGGGGAGGTCGGCGCACGCGGTGGAGGCACAGACAGCACTCCACGCATTCACACCCCGGCAGCATTCCGTGAACTGCTTATCGGAATCGCAAAAAACCTCAAACGAAACACCCCATGACAGCACTTGAAATTAAAGAGATTGAGCAATGGCTGAAGGATGTAGAGGCGGTGAAGGCCGCTCCGAAGACCATCTGCCCGCATTGCGACAGGGAAGTTCCCCCAAGCGATGAGCGGTGCGAGCAATACCGCAACAAGGACCGGCAGGTGAGACTGCTAAAAATTATCATCAAGGAAGCAACCTCGTTTCGTGAGCAGCAGCTTGCTAAGAGTGACCTTGAGTGGTGTAAAAAGATGACGGGAATGCGCACGTGACCCACGTCCACATCATCCCTTCCGGCACCGCCTTCGCGCTCCGCGTCGGCATGTTCCGGGGCGTGGTCAGCTACCAGACCGCCGAAGCAGCACACCTCGACGTGATTACTCGTGACGGCACTGGCTACGGCATCCCCGACTGCCTGGACCATCTCACCCGGCCGCAGGCGAAAACCCTGGGCCAGCAGCTCGATGACTGGCTCTGCTCAGTGGGTGCCTTTGGCCATGACCTGAAGAGGCTCCCCAATCGACTTGCCGCAGTGTCTGACCGCTACAAGACTGCCATGGGGGAGGCTCCGAGGACATGGGAAGTGCGGCATCTTCCACTGACGGTGCCCGTGGAGGTGTTCCAGCGGAGGATGGCGGCGGCGGGTGGCGCGGAGGGGAGCAGGTTTGGAAGGTGAACTACTACAACGAGCATGACCCGAACGCGGCTGCGTGGCTGCGTGAATTGATTCGTCGAAAGCTGATACCGAACGGAATCGTAGATGAGCAGGACATCCAAAAAATTCGACTATCCGACCTTTCCGGGTTTGTTCAAGTGCATTGCTTTGCAGGAATTGGAGGCTGGCCGCTCGCCTTGCGCCTCGCCGGATGGCCCGAAGACCGCCCCGTGTGGACCGGAAGCTGTCCATGCCAGCCCTTCTCCGTTGCTGGCGCGGGTGGAGGAACCAGCGACCCAAGACACCTCTGGCCTGTCTTCTTCGAGCTTATCAAGCAGTGCCGCCCTCCAGTGTGCTTTGGCGAGCAGGTTGCAAGCGCGGCTGGCCGGGCATGGCTCGCCGGAGTATTCGCTGACCTGGAAAGAGTGGCCTATCGCCGGGCAGCAGCCGATCTGTGCGCTGCTGGCATCGGTGCTCCGCACATCCGGCAAAGATTGTTCTGGGTGGCAGACACCGAGGAGGAGAGGGGACTCAGGGGGATCTCGGTGGAGGATTGGAAATGCCAAAAACCTGGAAGACCAAGCACGTATATTTGCACTGAATCGTGGCCTGGCAATCGAGGAAGTTTGTCAACTCTCAGTGTCGCCGACGTTTTATCGCCGTCTTATGGGGTTCCCGGAAGAGTGGGGCTCCTGCGGGGCTACGGCAACGCCATTGTCCCACCCCTCGCCGCGGAATTCATCGGAGCCTACCTAGACTGCCAATGAGCCGAAGCGCCCCCATCCCACACATTGACGCGCCCAAAGCTCCCCCCAAGCCCAAGCCGGTGGACCTCCGTCTCAGGATTTCAGGCGCACAGTTTTCCGCCACCGTCGCACGCCTCAAGCGAGAGGGCCGGAAGGTGTTCGCCATGGACGTCGAGGTGCGGAAAGTGAACGGCCAGCGAACCTACTGCCTGACCGTCTCGGATTAAGCTGTTGCAGTTCCTCTAATAGTGTGCCATTGGTGAAGTTATGAAGACGCTGCGCATCCGGCACGGTATCCGTCACGAATTCGACCTGCCCCTGCTCACGGGGGAGGCGCTGATGGCATTGACGGATGACTGCTCGGCCCGGGGGCGTGCGCTGCGGGCGGAGCTGGGCGAGCGCATCGGCCGCCGGGATCGCCGTCAGGCGGAGCGGCACGAGGATATTACAGTGGCGATTTAGCCTCCGGCTCCGTCTCGGGCTTCTGCGTGGCGAGATCCACCTCGGGCAACTCGCTCCAGAAGGGGTTGGCACTGTGGAGGAATCCCTGAAGCCATGCGTCAGACTTGGCTTTCAGGGCGGCGAGTTCCTGGGTGGTGGTCATGCGGGAAAGCTTTGTTCCTGAATTTCTTGATGGCATTTCTCGATCCCGCGCAAAGAGTTGGCTGCTAGCGTAGTCCAGAACTGTTCTTCCGACAAATTCTGGCCATGCTTAAGCCCCAGCTTTTCAGCCACTTCAGGGAAGATCACGAGGGGTGCTCCAGTGTGGGTTATTACGATTGTGTCCACGTTGGGTTTCACTTGGCAACCTCATCCAATTTACCCGTCAGAGCCTTGTGGTAAAGCTCCTCCCAATAATCCGCGAACAGCTCCGGCATGGCCACTTGCACCGCCTCATGGATGGCCTGCGCTTCCGCCCCCGTCAGGATATGCGTCGGCCCGTGGACCTGCTCGGCCGTCAGCCGGTAAGCCTGCCATGCATTCGCCCAGGTGGAGTCCCAAGGGCGCTGGGCAGGCTTGAGGCTGTGCAGGTGGGCGTCCCGCTCCCGGCCATCCGCCAACGTCTTGGCTATGCGGGAGGTGCGTTCAAGGAGGGCGCGGACGGCGAGGCTTGCGGTGTGGGGATTGTGTTTCACGCGGCTCCTTTCGCTTCAAGTTCCGCGCAGCGTTGCATGTCGGCCATGGCTTTCTCGTTATTTTCGTAGAGTCGCACCGGTGAAACGCCTATCTTGGAAGACGCGCCGTAAATCATCATTGCGGCGAACAGCGTGGAGGTTTCCCGCTCCAGCGCCTTCCCCGGCTCTCCGGCAAGATGCACCACCCACCCAGCCCGGCAGTGGGTCGTCTCGCACGTGTGCCAATTGCTCATGTTGAGCGCGTCAGGCTTGGAGGACGCTTGAAGGATAGCTTGGTGGATGTTTTCCAGAACCGGAACCTTTGGCAGCGGGCTCTTGTTCTCACCGGAGCAGCGGTAGCAGCCGTAGCAGCCGTAGCAGCCGGAGCAGCCGGAGCAGCCGGAGCAGCCGGAGCAGCCGTAGCAGCCGGAGCAGCCGGAGCAGTCGGAGCAGCGGTAGCAGCGGTAGCAGCCGTAGCAGCCGGAGCAGCCGGAGCAGCGGGAGCAGCCGGAGCAGCCGGAGCAGCGGGAGCAGTCGGAGCAGCGGGAGCAGCCGGAGCAGCCGGAGCAGCGGGAGCAGTCGGAGCAGCGGGAGCAGCCGGAGCAGTCGTAGCAGTTCCAGCACCCCTCATTTTCGCGCTCTGAATCCCATCCGGGATTTTCGTCTGCGAATTCCCGCGTTATGCCGTTGATGGTTTTGTCCTCGCGCTTCATGAATTCAGCGAGGCTTGCGAATATCTGCGTGGTCATAGTTTTTGATGGTTATTCCAGGCCAGTTTATCCAGCCCGCAGAACCGCAGCGCAACCTGCGCCCGGCTCGGCGGGAGGGATTACCGCTCCAAAATATCGCAGTAGGACCGGCAAACCTCTTCTCCGGCATACCACGCCAGCGCATTCAGGACGCTAAGCCCTCCGTCCTTGTCCTTCCCAGCATAGAGCGCCATCCCGATCTCCTCATCGGTGGGCTTGGTGCCATAGCGGAAGCACCCGAAGCCTTGAATCATCTTCACTACGGAAGTCCCCAAGTCTTCCGCCTGCTGGCTCGCCATCTCAGAAATAAGGGAGCGATTGCGCTTGGCGAAAGCCTCCGTGTCAGCGTTGTAAATGAAGCCGTGGAAGCCTCCATCAATGCCTCCCCGGCATACGTCAGCGGCAAGCTCCTTGAAGGATTCCCAGCCGCCGAACTGGCGGACAGTGGCGCGCACAAGGCGGCCGTTCAGGTGTGACGCGTTGCAGAAGCCTGCAAGGGTGTTCAATGCGGTTGCGGTCATAGGATTGCCTTTCGTTTGGTGGTTTGTGTGCGCTTGGTTGCGCCGACTCCCTCCGGCAGTGCGCCGGAGGGAGAGAGGCGGAATCACTTCACAATATTACAGAGAAAGAACTTCCCCGCGTTGATTGCGTGATCATCCTCTTTCAGGATGGTGCACGACTTTGCATTGACCGGCCCTGGATCACTTCGGGCAAAGTCAAAGGCACGGTCAAATGAGGTAAACGGACCAGCCTGTTGCGCTTCCGTCCACTTTTTACGCTTCGGAGTCCAGCTTACCATGTAGCGGTTCACACTACACCCCCAGCCTTCAACCCCCACAGCTCGCAATAATCCCGCAAGACAAGCTTGCGGCAATCCTCCGGGAGCGCCGTGAAGGGGATTCTCCGGCCAAGGTGGTTCTTCCGCCCCATCGCGGGAGGGAAGCCCCAGCGGTCAACGTCCAATGGTTTGCCGATGCTGCTGGCCGAAACACCAATATCCTGACAGGAAAACGGGTATTTTGATATTTCAATGTAGCTGTATTCTGGGCGGTGTCCGGGAGCGCGGGCCGTGCCTGCCTTGCCCGTAAAGCAGACAATGTAAGTAGGTTCGCCCTGATAGCACCGGACCCAGCGCGGCACCCCTCCCGGCAGCAATGCCTTGAGGCGGTTAACCTCCCGCTTGCTCTGACGGCGGATCGCCACCGTCTCACGTTTCGCGGGGGAGAATGCCACGGGGAGCAGCGCGAGGTTGCCGTCCTGGGCGTCGGCGCGGTCTTCGATGTCGTAAAAGTGGTTACTCATGGGGGTTAGTCTTGGAAGTTGAATTCTCCGACGCTGTTTCCGTTCGAGTCGCAAAGCCTGCGCCCGTCGCTTCCATTCTCAACATGCTTTGCCACGTCGCGCAGGATGCGCGCAACCTCCTGCCGGGCTGCCTGCTCACTATCGTCGCTCCCGTCGTGAAACGCTGCGTTGACCGTTTTAATACTGAGCGTAAACGCTTCCATAGGTTTCTCTTTCTCTCTGCGCCCGCCTTGATTGGCGAGCGGCGGGCAGTTGTCTGCCGCCGACTCCCTCCGCTGGCATGACGGAGGGAGAGGGGCGGGAGGCTAGGCCGTATCAGGCGTTGAAGGTGACGGAATCGGGAGCGGAAACCCAAACGGCGTGTTGCACCTTCCCGCGCCGGTAACAGAGCCGCACGCGGGGACATTCAAGGCGCACGCTCCCGCGCTGAAAATCGCCCCCGTCATTCACCTGCTTAAGCCCGATAAAGGCACGGCGGAGGCTACCGTCCCAAGCTTGGACGGGGATGATCCGGGAAACATCCTTGGAAGCTTCACCTCCCATCCACAATTGGCCGAAGACTTCCGCCGCAACCGTCACACTGATTAGTTTTGCGTTCACAATTTGACCTTTCTCTTTGCCGGAATCCCGTCCGGCGTCGGCTGGCGCGTAGTGCGCCCGATGCTGCGCCCTCCTGAGGGAAGGCGCAGGGCGGGAGCGCTAGGAAACCAGTTCAGAAGCGTATCCGCAGAAGTATTTCCCGCGAATGCAACCGATCATATCGGCCAAGCTCTGAAACTCGAATTGATTACGATGCTCCCGGACATAGTTCACCCGCTCCTTTGGCCGGTAGCAGTCGCGCCAAACCTGTTGCGCCTCCTCATCTTCAAGCGCGCTCCAATCCTCTTCATTTAGGACGGGGTAACCTTCAAGCTTTTCAATCGTGGATTCGGCAATGGCAACCAAGTCTTTCCGGGATGGGTCAATAATCAGGTATTGAATCCAGCCGCACGCCCAGTGGGAGGCTTCTTCAATGCGGACACCATCAACCACCCCTTGACTGCCATTTGCGCCCTCCGCCCCCGTCCCGCCAAGAAGCTGCAAAAAGCATTTCCAGTTGGACCGGTCCAATGTGGATGCGTCGCGGGTGGTCGCTCGCGCCACAAGCCATTCGGAGCTTTCTCCCCAGTATGCCGAGTCACGCTTAAAGAATTCGCCAAGAGTTTTCACTGCATTGCCTTTCGTTTCGCCCCGTCGCTTAATTGCGAGGGGCCGGATTTAGCACCCGCTGCCAGCCTCCCGCCCGGGAAGGGGGAAGGCTGGAATGCGGAGGTTAAGCCTGCGTTTCAATCGTGAGGGTAATTTCCAGATCCTTAACGAGTTCCTCCGTCAGCGGTTCCAAGTGATCCCCGTTCAAGTCCTTGGCGTAAATGCTGCTCCCGCTCCCGTCCGCTTCCCGGCGGGTGCTTCCCCGATAACCGAAAGCTTCATCAAAGCACGCCTGCGCATGATTCCGCTCCTCGCCTTCCGGCAGGGCTTTGATCCGCTGCATCTCCTCTGCCGCGTCGTCGTCACCAGCGGGAAATAATTCATCCTCACAGATCGCGTAAGCGTCCTCCCAAGTGCGGGCCCGGACAATGCCGGTAATGCCCATCGAATCGCGGTGTATCCAGAGGGGACCGCAACCATCATCATAGACGCGGATGGCACGGCCAAAGCGGCCAGCGGCGCCCACAAGGGTTTGCTCGTCTGTAATGGGGATTTGCATGGGGTTTAGGAGTTGGAAGCTTTAGCGAGCTGCGCGGGAGTGAACGGCTTGTCCGTCAGATCGCAAAATCCATTGCCGTCGTTACGGCGCAGAGTGGCAAGCTGCCGGGTGAAAACAGGATGTTCAGAAACGTCCTCACAGTCGGATCCCGCCCAGCGGGCAGCACTGAGAGTGGCGGCCGTGGCGGATTCGTCGTCGCACGCGATAAGATGGCCGGTGAGGGAATGGCGGATGATTTGCATGGAGGGGGATGGTTAGAGGGAAGCTTCAATGGGAACACCCGGCACAACCGCCAGAGCCTTCCGCACCTGCACGACGAACACCCCCAGCGTCAGGCATTGCCACTCGCCATCCGTCAGCCATTGCCGGTTGCGTCCACTCTCCGGCCGCAAGTAAACCTGCGTGACGCCGCACGCTTCAAGCCAGCGCCCCATGGCGTCCGCTGCATCGGTAGCATTGCCTCGCGTTTCGTATTGCCCAGCCTGCCGCTTGGCAATCAGCTTCAAGGCGCGGATGGCGTGCTCGTATTCAGGCAAGTCGCCATGTGAAATCTCCATGCCGTGCGCCACAAAGTAATTGCACTCAGTCGAGCCCGGAACATGATAGCTCGCAGGCTGGGCGCTCCAAATGCGGGCAAAGCAGCCGCCCGTTGAAATCCGCGATTCCGGTGAGCCCGGGGAAATGCTGGACAAGCTGAAATTGCGGGGCTTTCCATCCGTGTCGTCAAGGCGCCCAATCGTCACCCGGATTTCATCGCGGCCACTCGTGAAGGATGATTCGCGAGGGTGAAGCTGATTAATACCGTGACAGATTGCTATTTGAGGATTTTGCTTTTTCACCGTTGAACCTTTCGCTTTGGCTCCCCTTACTGGGGGGAGCCGCTAAAACCGTTACGCTGCTCAGAATATCGAAAAGTAAACTGACGGCAACTATTATTTTGCGAAAGGTGTGGCGAGGCAATGTTTACGGGGGTTTTATGCAGGTTTATTTTTTGGGGAATGCAGGGGAGAGGGGGCGGAAATCACGCCCGCCCGCACGCCCGGCAAGCCTCCAACCAATGGGGCAAGTGAAGCGTGTCTCTCAATCGCGCATTGCGGGACAAAGTGCTTTGCTCTAAAGTGCTGCCTGTGCTGCAAAGCGAACTGCTCGCCCTTTCCCGCTCCTGCGATCCTTCTCCGGCAGAGGTTTCCCGCTGGCTGGCTGCCCTTCAGGCGCATTATCGGGCAGACTTGCTAGCTTCGTTGGGCATTCCCGTCTGGACGCAACGTAGAGGCGAGCAGACACCAACGGTGCGCGCCTGCACAGCCCGCCTGATCTGGCAGCTATGGAGCATGACCTTTCGGCCCAGCAACCTTTCGAGCCTGTTTCACATTGCAACTTGGGGGCGATTCGTCGAAGAGCCTTCGGAGCAGGACCGTAAAGAGTTGATGCTCAAGACTTTACATAGGCGCACAGGCCCAGCCATTAAACATAACCACTATTGTGCGCCAGAGAAGACGCAACCCATTGACGCTTATAGGTTTGCGTCTGCTAGCATGGCCGCTAAGAAGCGTCGCATGAAGGGTAGGCCATGGAAGGGCTACCTCCTGCCGGGGAGCGGCGTGCCGATGTTGGTCGGGTGACGCGGCTGGGCGGGCAGGCCCTGGCACCGCCCTTTTGGGGGCCTCCCCCGGCCTCGTTTCCTAAGAGTATCTGGTCGAGAGATACTGGCATGGGGTTCTATTAAATCGATATCCCTCCTTTGCGACACCACTCCCTATACACCCCGTCAAAGCATCACCCCTTTACGCTTTCGCTTGCAGCACTCCCTCTGCGGGAATTCCCGTGGACCCATCCTTAGCGGTATTCCTCAGCCAGTGCCGGGTGGGGATTCCCTTGGCCGTAATCTTCCCCACCCACCTCCTTCTACACCCCTCTACAGGCTCACTCCTTCAAAAAAATCCTCACGCCACCTTTGGAGTATCCGCTCAGGCTGATCCTGCTGCGGCACCGCTTCCACCCACCCTGTTCTTGGCCATCCTGTCAGAAACCCGTCTTTCGGCCACTTTCAGGCTTGTGCTCTTACACCCACCCTGTTCGTCTTGGGCTGTGGATGAATACGCTCAACCAGATGCGCCTGAAGACGCGCAAGGGGCGTCTTCCAAGCCTCGCCGTGGGGCGCGTGGGGGTAAGGGTAATCGAAAGGCCCAGGCAGAGCGGTATCACCGCAGGAACCGCAGTCGGAGGTTGCTCTACATGAAGCGGCGCAGGGAAGCCTTGAAGGCAGCGCAGCGTGAGGCGTCCAGTTCAACGATCTGATATGACCCACTTCCCCATCTACCTACATTCTCGAAGCACTCATCACATCGAAGTCTGGGTGCATGGTAGCCTGAAGGCGTTGCAGAGGTGGCGCAGGAAGGTCACTCCGGGAGCGCGGTCCTGTCTGGCGTGCTGCTGGCAGTGTCATCGGGTGGCGGAGAGGGGCTTGTTTGCGGAGCTGCACCTGCCGGGGGACCGGCTGACGCTGGACAGCATTGCCCATGAGTGCGCGCACGCGGCCGTATGGCGGGCGAAGATCCTTGGGGCGATTGCCGGGTCGGACGACTTTGAGGAGTGGGTGGCGGGGGATACAGGGAAGCTCGTGGAGCGGGTGGTGCTGGAGCTGAAGCGGAGGAAATTCAGGCTGAGGGTGGAGAGCTTGAAGAATTCTTGAGAAACATCCTTGACGGTGGTGCGGGGAGGTGTAGTCTCACCCCTGTGAAGCGGACGAACAACTTGTCCCACTGGAACACCAGATGCCCACTGGCCAGTGCTTCTGTCGGCTCCGCTTCACACCCTAAGCTGACGGGTGACGGTGGTCTGGGCAATCTTTCAGGCACGTTCGCAGGTCGCTCCGTAAGACGGCGTGCCGCTAAAGCCTCCCTGCCTGCGTGCAGCGAGGCGCTCTTTGAGAGTTCGTTGAGTTGAGCAGCGGTTCCGCCCGGTCTACGAAAAGATCCACCATCCTAGGCCCGTGGTGAAATCGCCCGGACTTCCGCTGCTCACTTCAGCGAACTCTCCCCACCCCGGCCTCGGGGACTGCTGGTCGTACAAATGTATCCAGCTTGTCTGCTGGAGCGGTTCCCGGGGTCCTGGTGGGGAGAGAAGATTTAGACGGCAGGTGCGGGTTGGAATCCCGCCTAGTTGGCGCGCTCTAGTGGTGTAACTGCTAGCACTGGCCGTAAGAGAGTAGAAAAGCGCGACGAATTTAGCCAGTTGACAGCCTGAAATAATCCTCTACGCTGACTCCGTGACTCAGTGTGGAACAATCAATTTGACCCGCCGGACAAGCGACGCCCCCCGCCCCGGTGTTTCCTACGCTGAGTCACGCCTGCTGGGACGACTTCGGTCGGGGGCATTTCGATCCGTCCTGGCAGAACTCCAAAACTGCCATGAAACAAGACCGTGTAGCATTCAAGGGTGACTGGGACTTCTCAGTCCGCAAGAGCTTCATCCTCGACCCCGATCTGTCCATGGGTGCCAAGATGGTGTATCTAGCCATCCGCTCCCACTGCTCCCCCAACGGGGAAACAGCTTTCCCGAGCGCGGTTTACATCTCCAAGTGCCTGAGCATCAGCCGAGACACCTTCTACAAATACCTCACCGAGCTGAAGCTGGCTGGGTGGATCTCCGCTGTGCAAAAGGGGGAGGATGGGAAGTTCTCGCACACCGTCTACACGGTATTCCAGAATCCATGCAAGACGGTGCGCGAAAACCACAGTTCACCGCAGCGGAAAAAACCCGCCACGGAAAAGCCAGACACTAAGACTTCCCATAAGAATGAAGACTTCACAGTGACTGAAGAGACTAAAGAGACACCAACTCGGGTTGGTGTGGATATTTCTCGATCTACAGGTGGTTCTTTCAAGCCGGTGGCGAAGCCATCGGAGGAGGAAAAGCAGCGAAGGCTTTGGGGCATCAAATTGCCGAAGTCGTCCGAGGTTCCAAGTCAGACTGAATTCGATGACTTCTTGGACTCCGAAGCTCCCCTTGTTGCGGCGCACCGGATCGAGCTTTACGATGAGCTGCTGCGGAACAAGTGGTGTCACTGGAGCAGTCTTCGCAACCGATGGGAGCGCATCCGCAACTGGCGAAGCTACGTTTCCTCTTTGGCGGCGAAAATGGAGGATGCCCAGTCGTGAAGCTTACCATTGACCGCATCTTCGAGTGCCGCACTGCCAACGGAGGGTGGACTCGCGCCACCATCGAAGCCTTCGGAATGCGATGGTCCGATCTACACTCAGGCTGGCCGCGTCGGGTTGCCGGGCGCGAGATCTCCGACGATGATTGGAAGCGAGCTTTGGATGGGAAATCGGTGTTCAAACCCCGGAAGGATGGCTTGCCCCGCAAGGAGCGCGCACCACTTTGCGCCCATCCGGATGCTGGCAAGCCGGTTCCCGGAGGTTGGTAAAATCTTCAGCTTTCACTCCTATGAAGAAAGGCCTCCGCGTCATCTGCATCCGGGACGACTTCCCCGCGCCCTTGAAGCGCGTCCTCTGCGAACTCCCCGTGCGGGGCCACACCTACACGATCCGGGCGGTGCAGCCTGGGCGCGCCTACCTGCATCCCATCAGTGACACCAGCAAGGTGGTCCCGAGCATCCTGCTGGAGGAGCTGCTCAACCCGCCGGACCCCCGGAACAAGCATGGGGCGGAGATGGGGTTCTCGGCCGACCGCTTTGCGCCAGTGGATCCTCCGCTGGTGGAGCGGGTGGCGACGGCAGTTGAAATCGCCTTGACAGAATCCCCAAAGTGACGTCAACTTCGCGGCATGAGTGATACACCAAGAACTGATCGTGTGTTGAAGAACTGCCATGGATGGCATCATGTTCCAATCGAAATGGCAAGAGAACTCGAACGCGAACTCCGTAAATCGGAATCCGGGGCGGCGAAGTTGCGGACGGGATTGGAAATTGTCTTGGCGTCTGCGTTCCCAACGAAAGAGCATTCTGTTATGGCAGCCGCCTTTAACACCGGCAGATCCGCCCTCGCCACAAACGCCGGGCGCGAGATGCTGGCGGAAGTGGAGCGGTTGCGGAGCGAGCTTGCAGTTGCACTGGCTGACGAGCGCACTTCAGAAAATCTGTTGAGCAATGCGCAACAGTCCATCAACGAATCTCACGCGCAGTCAGCCAAACTCGCCTCGCTCCGTGCGGAGGTGGAGCGGTTGCGTGGCGTTGAGACAAATCTATCCATTCACGGCGATTTGTTGAAGGTGCAGGGAGAGATCATCGAAAAGCTCCGCCTCAAGGTCAAGGCGGCGGAGGGGATGGCCAATGTTTTCGAGGTGTGTCCAACATGCAAAGGAAAGAAGGGGTTCATGGACACCACTTACGACAGAACGGGAGAATGGGTGTGCTGTAACACATGCTGTGGAACCGGTAAGTATGCCAGTCTTCCAAAGATGCAGCTTGCCCTCACCGCATGGCAGGAGGCGAACAAGTGACCCCATCCGAATGCCCCCACTGTCTCGACATCCAGCTTGAGCGGGCCGCCATCCACGAGTTCGATGGCGAGGCCACCCGCGAGCAGGCGGATGAACTGGCGGCGGGAGAGCGGTGCCTGGAGCATCAGGTGGAGGATGACCTGATCGACTGGGATACGCGGGTCACCAACCCTGCACGGCGTCCTTCAAAGTCACTGCTCATGGAATTTGTTATGGGTGGTAAGCGCAAGCCGAAGATTGAGGTGGAACTGTGACCATCAAACGCCGTGAGGAAATGGAGCAGCCCTGCAACGACCTTGCTGAGGGAATGAACCTTAGCAGGTGGAGGCGGAAGGATTTGCTGGAGTGCATCAAGTGGCTCGGTGATGAGCTGGACATGGCTAACCGAAGGCGCGCCGCCCTTCGATCCAGAGTTCTTGAGGCGGCTGTCATGGATGTTTCCAAGTGACCACCCTCACCCTCAAATTCTCCGGTGGCTGCACTGGCGAACGCTTCGGCTCATTCATCATCCTGCACGGCGAGAAGGAAATCTCCCGGGAGAATCACATCGAGCTTGGCCACGGCACAGCGAATGAGGCGGAGTGGCTGGCCTGCATCTCCGGTCTGGCCAGAATCATCGCCGAATGCACGGCCAGGAAACGCGCCCTCGCGGCCATCCGGCTGGAGATCCTCACGGATTCAACCCTCGTGGCCACCCGCCTGCTGAAGGAGCCTTCGAGCATCCGGCCGCAGACCGGCACCGCCTGCAAGCTCTGGGTGCTGGCGCATAACGCATGGCGTCTGCTGCGGCTCTTTGGCGGCCACTCCGCGAAGTGGTGCGGGAAAGATGGCAGCGTGCAGAATTTTGGTCGTTGACAGTTTCTCAAAGTGACGGCAGATTGAGGGCATGAAAAAGAAGCGCGTGAAGATTCGGGCGTGGAAACAGGACGAGGTTCCGGTTGGTGCCGTCATCAAGTTCACAGATGGTTACCGGTCGGTCATTTCGGCCTCCGATACTGACGGACTCGTCCTGTGTGGTAGCCGGTGGCACGGACTTTCAAACCTGCCAAAATCAGGTGCCCTCCACTCCACCGACCCAGCCGGACTGAACGACGCCTACCGCACATGGCTCCCCTGCGGAGTCCTCGAATCCTGATCCCCATGACCGGCATCATGACCACCCACAGCGGACAGCGCGTGAACCTCATCGCGCCGGACCCGGACACCATCCTCATCGAGGACATCGCCCACGCGCTCGCCAACATCTGCCGCTTTGGGGGTCACACCCGCAGGCACTACTCGGTGGCCTCCCACTCGCTGCTTGTGATGGAGCTGGTGGAGCCGAAGCACAAGTTGCAGGCGCTTCTGCACGACGCGCCGGAAGCATTTTGTGGAGACGTCGTAACACCGCTGAAGAATCTCATGCCGGAGTTTCAGCGGATTGAGGACATGCTGTGGGGTGTGATTGCGAGGAAGTTCGGTGTTCCGGTGGAGCTTTCATCTGCGGTCCTCGCCGCAGATCGTCGCGCACTTGACATGGAGCGGACGGAGCTGTTCAAGCCTCTTCAGTGCGGAACCGCATACTTTGCCCCACCCAAGAAACACGCCTCCGCGTTCGAGTTTCTCCGACAGTTCAACCTTCTGAAAAACCCATGGAGGCCATGAGGGGACCATTGCAGCGGTGTGCTGAACTGGCTTACGAGAGAGATGCGTGGAGTGAGCGCGCTTCGCTTGCAGAGGCCCGCGTCGCGGCCCTGCAAGCGGAACTCTCCAGTTGCTATGCGCAGCTAGACCATCGCGCCACCATCCTCGACAACCTCTTCTGCGCCACGCTGAACCACCTCGGAGATTCCCCGGCGACTGGAAAACTCAAGGCGGCGCTGGATGCGGCGGAGCAGGAGCTGGCGAAGCACTGGCCTACAGCACAATCTGCGTCATCACCGGAGCAACCCGCTCCACCCGCGTCTTGCTCTGGCGGAACAGCTCCTGATAGCACCGCGTAGAGAGCATGTAGGTGAGCGCGTCGAAGGCGTGCTTGTGCTCGCTCTGCTTGTCCAGCGGGTAGTTCTTGCCCTTCCTCAGCGACTCCACTGCGCGAATCGTGTGCGGGCAGCGCGCCTTGGAGAACGTGATGCGGTCCTGATGCAGGAGCTTCCGCAGGATGTCGATGCGCTGGCGCACTGATCCGTCACCCTTCATCACCGCTGTGAGCATGATCCGTTTGTTGGACACCAGCGCCACCTCCACATGCTGACGTCGGTTGCTGATGCTCTCGCGCATGTCGAAGGCGGAGCGGTCGGAGAAGTGATGCCAGCGTACTTTCCGGTTGAGCAGGTTCTCCCAGAAGTCCATCTTGGCCATGAGTTCTCCAGTGAATTCTCCAATACTGGCGTCCTCAGCCAACCACACCAGCTCGTCGACCACGTTGAAGTTCACCTGCTCTTTGCCGTGCTTGTCGGGCCAGAGGAACTCCTCTGCAATCACCGCCGCGTAGTTGCTGATGCCGGGGTCCACTCCGCAAAATAACTCGTGGCAGTCATCGGATGGCAGGAGCAGGAGCGGCTCCTTGTTGATGGGTGTCTCGCTCTCACCCGCCGTGTGGATGACTGGCCGGAACACGTCGAAGAACAGGCCGTCGGAAGCGGCGGAGGTCCACTTCCCGAGGTAGTAGCGGTCCCACAGCTCAGGAGAGTGAGCGTAGCGGGTCTTCAGCTCTGCGAGCTGGTCGGGCGTTAGGAACGGGTTATCCTTGACGAAGAACTCAATGAGACCGAGCTGGTTCTGCTTGCGAAGCATGTCCTCAATGGAGACATCCTTGCCGTTCACCAAGTCCATGAGCACCGAGGAATCCAGGGTGCGGAACTTGTAGAACATCTCGTAAATCCAGTGCGCCTCACCGGGGGGCTCAGGATTCGTGTCGATGAGCATGGTGTAGTCGTCCTTCTTCCATGTCATGTCAGCGTCACTGCGAAAGCAGCCCATGAGGATGTCGAACGCCTCGCGCGTCTTGACCCAGGTGCCCGCCTCCGACCAGTAGATGCCGTTGAACCGCTTGCCCTTGAAGCGCGTCTTCAGGTCGTCAATGTTGGCCCCCTCCCGGAAGGACTCCAGCTGGAAGACACTCACGGTGCCGTGCGAGTTGATGATCGAGCACTTGTGCCGCTTGGAGACGGCTTCCACGTAAGGCTCCTTGTGCCACTTCATGCCGATGTCAGCTTCGATCCACTTCGGGATGACCACCTCGGTGAGGTCGTTCCAGAAGCCGCCGTCCGTGGCGTTGGTGACGGTGGGGGAGAGCATGGACCATCTGGCACGGTTCACGAGCCATGCGTTCTCGACCACGGCGTGGAGGCACCCGATGGTCTTGCTCGACATGCGGGGACCGCTGACGCAGGTGTAGGGTTTCCGGTCGGGATTGTCTGGGTGGACGAGCCAGCGCAGGAGATCCTGCTTGGGGGAGGTGGATGGTGCCCAGTCAAGCGCCTCAGACATGGTGTTTCCAGTGGGTTACGAATTGGTTCATCATCCTGCTGCAAGAGGGGCACTTCAGGATTTTCTCAGAGCCATCTTTAAGGAGGACTGTGACTGGCTTTTGCTGGCGGAAGAACTGATTCTGAAGACTGTTGATGAACCATCCTTCCTTTTCATTAACGGATGCTGGAGCCATTGGTGTGACCCGGCGCTGGAGCAACGCGCTCAATCGGTTACGGATTGCTTGTAATCTGAGCGGCGGCGTCATCAATGTAGGTTTCATATTTGCTCCTTGAACAATGCACAAAGCTGGAGCAGCATTCAACCACAATGAACCAGTTGATCTTGGACCCGAACGACAAGAGCGTGATGAGCGAAGTCTCCGGCTGCGCGGTCGGCGACGAGGAATCCTTCAAGGTGAAGGGCACCGTGCGGCAGACCGACGGCAAGTTCGTCCTCGACGTTGCCTCGGTGGAATACGCGGAACCGGAGGGTGAAGGTGAGGCGGAGACGAAGGAGGAGGGCGGCATGGGGGAAGAGGAGATGCCGATGAAGAGCAAGAAGAACCCCGCCATGATGCTCGTGATTGGCGGCGGGAAGGGGATGAAGTGAAGGAATCACTCCATATCCTTTGGGATAAAGCGATACTCTCGCTCCAAACATCGTATCGAATCATGCTGTTTAGGACGTGGGTTCGTGGGATTTTCTCGGATGCTCACCGGGTCACCTACAAAAGAGACGGGTTTCCGGTTTGGCCACGGCTCCTTCTATGGCTGATTGAACCGATGGACGCGCTTCGCTATCCGCATCTGCCGAATACGATGAACGGACTAAGTCGAAAAGCTTTCTGGAAGACAGCATCGCTTCTTTCAAGGAAAAATCTCATTCCAAAGCCTATTCAGATTGTTATTACCCACCGCCAAAGCCCGGACTTCGACATCTCGAAATGCGCTCCGAAGATTGACGGTCTTTCATTTTGCAGAGTGAAGGATAAAAACGGAAACGTGCTCTGCGAATACAGTTCGATTTATGGGTGATTCAATGAAACTCGGCGGCGGCGGCCGCTTCAAGAAGTTGAAGCGCGAGATCATGTCGCGGGGCAAGAGCGCGAAGGCTGCCGAATCCATCGCCGCCGCGGCTGGTCGCGCCAAATACGGCAAAAAGCGTTTCCAGCGATTGTCGATGACCGGAAAGTAACCCATGGTATCTCCCCGGGTCTTCTCTAAATACGGCTGTGACACGGAGTCACTCCGCAAGCTTTTCGAGCTTCCCAAGGAAGTCTCCGAGAAGATTCGCAAGACGCCTCCCCCGACGGAAATCCCCACGCAGACTGGCGGCGGTCCAATGCCGCTGCCTGATGATCCCGCCACTGGCGAGAAAGCTGGCGTGCGCCGTCTGCGTCGGTTGATCTACAGTCGGATTCAGGAGGGGCGCACCCTCAACCTGCGCGACTTCCGCTACTTTGCCGCCATCGACTATGCCTACGATGCGGCCTACCAGCAGACCACCCCAACGCTCGTCCAGCACGTCATCGAGAAGAAGATGACCTACGAAGAGTCGCTGGAGGTAATTAGGGGTTGGGGCCTCAACTGGGAGGACATCTTCTCGCTGCGGTGCGATGCGAATGGCAAGCAACTGCGGGATACCAAGGGAAACTGCCTCTATGACGTCCACGCGCCCAGCCTCGTCCGCACGCTCATCCCGCTCGTCAAAGCCTACGTCACTGTCCGAGCCGCGAAACTTTACACAGACCGGGACCAGATTCCGCTCTTCAAGTATGAGCCGATTGTCGCCACCGAGGAAAACCGCGTCCTGTGTGAAATCCTTACCTCCGTGGCAGAAGCCATGGTCACCCAGTTTGGGTATCGCGCTCAACTGAAGGATGCCATCCTCCACGACCTGCTCTACGGCATCTGCATGATGTTCCCAGCGGAGGCGTGGTATCATGAAGAGCAGATGGTGCCTGACGGGGACGGATTCAAGAAGACCACCATCCGGGAAGGTCTACGCTTCCTGCAACCGCATCCCACGCGGTTCTTCTACGACTTGATGTGGCCAACCAGCTCCTTCAATTCGGACTCAGGCTGCGAGTTCAGCGGGCACTGGCGCGTGGTGCGTTACGGCTCGGTGTATCACAACTCGGATTACTTCAACAAAGAGGTCATCCCGTTTGGCACGAACTGGTTCGAGAACACGCTGTCCGGCACCTACTTCAGCGACTTCTACCCCTGCACGATGCAGTTCCCGTCGTGCCGACCTGTCAGTGAGAGCAATCGGGAGGACCGAGCTGCGTTCTACTGTCTGGCCGATGAAGACAAGGCCATCTTCCTAACGGAGTGCTTTTTCAAGCTGGTTCCGAAGGAGTGGGACTTGGGCGAATACGAATACCCGGTCTGGTTCCGGTTCGTGGTGGCATCTAACGACACGGTGATCTTTGCGGAGCCGCTGTCCTACACCCCGAACACCTACTTCGGCTACGATGCTGACGGCGGCCGGGTGCGCAATCCGAGCATGGCCTTGGAGCTGATTCCGTTTCAGGACCAGCTCGGTAACATCCTCAGTCAGATTCTCCTGACGGCGAAGCAGAACCTCATTAACGTGGTGTTCTACGACAAGTGGCAGGTCGACGCCACGCAGTTGCAGAAGCTCAAGAACCCCAGCGAGATGCTGGCCCGGGCCATCACATGGATGGAGATGGACAATGAGAAGAACGCCATCGCCGGGCTGGATACGCGCCGTGCCTTCGATCAGGTGAGCTTCCCGAAGCAGAGCGTGGCGGAACTCACCAACACGCTGAACACCGTCATCGGGATTGCCGAGCGGATGCTAGTGCTGTCCGCGCAGGAGATTGGCTCTGCGGCCAGCCACCAGCAGTCTGCGCAGGAGATCAAGACCATCAGTGGCAACGTGGGCGTGCGCGTGGCCTACACGGGCACCTTCATCGACGACGCTATCGATGCTTGGAAGAAGCAGATCGCGGATGCTTCCGTGGCCTACATGGACACCGGTTTCATCGCCTTGATTTCCCCCGACATCCCGAACCTTGAAGAGCACGCCAAGAAGCTTGGATTCGAGGTGGTCACCCGTGGCGGTGGCAACGTGAAGACCCGTGTGAAGGTGAAGAAGCAGAGCATCATGCCGATGCTGCTGGAGGGCCTCGCTTCCACCCGGGACGGTCCCGACCGGGGCACCGACTCTCAGGCAGCCACCGTCCAGATGAAGACGTGGCAGGCGATTGCCTCCAATCCAGAGCTGGCGCAGCAGGTGGGTGCCCGCACCATCGTCAAAGGCATCGAGCAGGCAGCCATCCTTGGCGGCGCTGGCAGCGATTTTAAGATCGAGCCTACTGGCACTGGGGTTACCGGCGCAGATGAAGCGCAGCAGGCTAAGCAGATGCAGGAAGCCACGGTGCAGGAAGCCGTGAAGCAGGCCAGCGACCTGATGGCGGAGCAGGTGGTCAAGCCTGCGGCCGAGCAGATCGCCAAGCAGCAGGCCGAGATCACGCAGCTTGAGCATCAGGTCCAGCAGGTGGCGCAGGTCACCGCTGAGACGAAGCAAGCCGTGATGCAGCTTGCGCAAATCCTTCAGGCAGCCACGCAGGCCCCTCCTGCGCCGTCCCCAATGACCTACGATGAGCGAACTCTCCCAACTCCTCCGTCTGGAGAAATCCCCCCTGACGGAATCCCAGCGAACATCCCTCCTCAAGTGGCTCTCCCAGCCGGAGCGCCTCCTGTTTGAGTCCGTCGTGCGGGGCCGGGGCATCGAGGCTGTGGCGAACGGTGCTCACAAGGCCGTTCAGCCAATGGCAGCCAAGCAGCAGGCCGCAGCGGGGGAATTCCAAGTGGCATCCCGCTACCTCAACGTGCTGGATGTGCTGAAAGAGCTTGAAAGTGACGTCGAAAACCTCGACGTTGTGCGCGTCATCAACTGATATGCCAGCCACACTCGAACCCCCCGCTACACCCGCCGAAGAAACCAAGAGCCTGATGGCGAAGTATGCCGCCGACTGGCTCCAGAAGCCTGCTAAGGCCGAGCCGGAGGCTCCCAAAGAGGAGAAACCCCCAGAGGAGAAGGCTCCTGAACCGAAAGTCGAGGAGAAGAAGGAGCCGGAAGCCGGGATCGAAGAGTCGAAGCCCACGGAACAGCCTTCCGACCTAGCTACCACGCTGGGGAACGCTGTCCGGGATGTCGGACGGGTCGTCAGTGAGGCAGTGAAGTCTCGAGCCAGCGAGGAGAGGCCCCAAACACAAGCGTCCTTCAAGCTTCCGCCCGAGGCCCTGCGCCGCCAGCAGCAGTTCGAGACGCTGGAACGGCTCTTCCCGGACAAGTATGCCGGGAAATCGAAGGAGTGGGAGAAGTTCGTCGAGCAGCAGGTGCAATACGAGCAGAACTGGAAGGCGGAACACCCCGGCAAGACCTTTAACCCGGAGGATGAGGAGCACAACGAGTTCTTCGAGAGTGATCCCTCCGCCGCCATCGAGCAGGAGCATCTGGAAGAGGCTCGCATCGAGCAACGCGTCGCGGTGGAGCGCAATCGCATGGAGCAGCGGCTCAAGGAGGTCGAAACCCGCACCTCCGTCATCCCCGCTGCCCAGCGGGAGGGGCAGGTGCGTGCCCGGAACGTCGCCAACGAGCTGATTGGGAAGCCCCTCACGAATCTCCTCAACGAGGACGGCACCGTGAATCAGGCACAGCTTGCGGAACTCACCGCTGCGGACCCCCTGCGGGCACCCATTGTGGCCGCTACCATGGCGCAGGCCGCCCAGCTCACCTCCGAGGTGAAGAAGATCGCCCACGGAGCCACCCGGATGGACATTGAGAGCAATCCGCTCCATTTTCAACTTGCCAAGTTCGGAGTTGAAAAGGACTCAATCATGCAAGGGGTTCGACCAAGTGAGTGGAACTCTAAGGACGCTCGCGGCCGTCGCCGGGAAGACTGGATTCCGAACGTGGAATTTTACAGCCTGACACCGTCTCAACGGCGCGGGAAGTGGACCTTCGACGATGTCGACATGATCGAAGCCATCGAGCAGGAACTCGTCAAGGACAGCAAAAAAATCATCACGGATGAGGAAAATCGCATCGATTCACTCGCTGCCAAGCGCGGTTTCACAAAAGCTGCGGTCGGAAAACCGGACGCGACGGCTCCCATCAAACCGTCACAGAATGGCCATGAGCACGTCGATAAGCCGCGTTCTCCGTCGGCCTCGAATGATCCAAAAGTGGCGGGTGCGAAACCTGCCGACCAGAGCAACGCGGGAAAACTGCAAAACGCTTGGGCGGCGAGCTGGATGGGCAAATAGTGGTTGCATCACCGGAATGAATCCGGTTGAGCACCACCAACATGCCCGACAACATCTCTCCCAACATCTTCACCAAGTGCGCCCCCGCCATTGGCACCAACATCCGGGCGTGCGGCAGCGTCACCGTCTGTAACACGGAGGTCATCACCGCCGACAACATCGAGTCGGTGTTTACGGACGGCAACGGAAATTTCCGGGTGATGGACTCCCTCGGTGGCTTCCAGATGGAAGTCAAGGCGTGCGGTGCCGCCCAGATCGGCATGTTCGACTTCCTGATGTCGAATCGGGTCAACTGGAACAAGAGGATCCGCTGGGATGGTGCTGACGGCCTCATCCACATCCGGCCCTTCGTCCTCGCCCGCCGCAAGTGGCCGATCAACAACAAATATTGGAACGTGTCCGGCGGCCAGGCCAGCGGCGAGAACTGGCGCGTGGACGTGACCAGCCCCACCGGCATCCCGTTCGACGTGCGCTCCTTCATCGCCGACGAGTATGTTTACATCAACTCCGAGGGTGATGGTGGCACACTCTCCGAGACGATGTGGAAGATCGTCAGCTCGACGGCCCTGAGCGCGACCTCCGGGCGCCTCGTCCTCTCCCCGCTCAATGCTGGTTCCTTCCTCGACCCCGACAAGCTGTCCAACCCGGTCACCGGCTGGCTGATTCGCGGCACGAACAACAAGGATGTGACCGAGAGCTTCTGCAATGAGCCCCCGGCCTACATCACCACGTCGAAGTATCCGGCGTGGTTCGGCACCTCCCGCATCACGACCTGCAAGTCGGACTTCTACGACGAGTATCGGGCCATGCTCCTCAAGGGCAACACCTACTTCGCTGAGTTTCAGGATCTTCCCGAGGCGGAAGTCAACCGGCAGGTCGGTCAGGAGTTTCAGGAGCGCATGGCCTACGATGCGTTCTACTCCAAAGGCCTCGTAAATCAGGGCCTCACCAGCTACGACCAGCTTGAGGAGATCACCACCGCCGCCTCGAACTACCTCGACGTGCCGACCTCCGGCCGCTGCCGTGGCCGCCGCGCCAACGTGGTGGGCATCCTCGAACAGCTCGCGGAGTGCGACCGGGTGGCGGACCTCCAAGGCGGCCAGCTCGTGCTCTCCACGCTCTGGCGCACGCTGTATCTCATCCTCCGCTCCCGCCAGTCCAACGGCGACACGAGCAACATGATCGACCTGTTCATGGACACCACGACCGCCAGCCGGTTCCATCTGGCGATGGTGAACTACTACAACTCGCAGAACAGCGGCCTTCTGCGCGTGAACATGGACATGGGCGGCGACTACAAGGTCACAAACCCTTACTCCATCAAGAAGGCCAACTTCGGGTTCAGCTACCGCACCTATCCGTTGGAATGGCCGCAGGGTCTGGTCATCAACGTGGTCACGCACTTCTTCTTCGACGACCTCGTGACGCAGGCGCAGGCCATCGGCAACACCAGTCTCGGCCGCAACATCTGGATTCTGGATTTCTCCGGCATCTACCCGTTCACGGTCGCCACTGACCGGACGGTCACCCGCACCAACCCGGCGGCTTTGCAGGGCATCGACGCCACCTACGCCTGCACGCCGAAGATCCTCACCGAGCAGACCACCATGAACAGCTTCACTTGGGGTATGCACGTCGAGTGCCCCCGGGCGAGCATCGTGCTGGAGAACGTCTCCGACGAAGTCCCGAACTCGACTGAGGACGACGGCACCTCAGTGTATCCGGCGGACGGCTCCGGGGTGACCACCACTCCGCAGGATTAAGCGGAACGATTCACGCCGGGCCGTCTGGTTTCACTGGACGGCCCGGCTTTTTTTGGGAACAGTCCTGCCATGGCAAAACGCTACTTCAAAAAGGCCCTCCTCTCCCAGAACGTCTTCAAGGACCGCAACGGACGGCCCATCAACTGGGAGAAGCTGGGTGGAAACACGGGCGTCATCGCGCTCGACGAAGAGGTGCCGGATCAGGCGCTGCTCATCGAAGACCTGAAGAAGGTCGCCGGTCGCCTCGGTGTCTCCGAAACCAACGAGCTGGGATACCAGACGTTAAAAAAAAACCGTCAGGGGAGACGATTCGCGCCCAAATTGAGCGCGTCCGGCGGGCCAGTCCGAATCGTCAGCCGCGACCTCAAGCTCCAAAAACGGGTGGTTGCTCCGTCTGTGGCGGACGCCGCCGCGCCGCCCCAGCTCAGTGATGCTCCGCCCCAGCCGGACACCAAGCCGGAAGGTGGCGACCAGAGCCTCGCCAAAGCCATGGTGCCCCCGCCGCGCAAGGTGGGGCGTCCGCGCAAGGCACAGCAGACTGACCAGCACCAACGGTCGGAGCTGGTCGTGATCGGTGGCGGTCAAGCCGCAGCAGCATGAGTGACAGATGCCTTACACATTCGCAGACCTGAAGGACGAGATTCGCCGCCTCATCTGGCCCGAGGGTGAGGCAGAGGAGCTTGTCCCGATCCACGACAAGTTTTTTGTCGAGGCCCTCGTGGATATTCAGCGGTGGGTGGACTGCTACCAATACAACAACACGCAGCTTTATCGGGCCTGCTCCAGGTTCTACGTCTGCGGGTTGAACGTGATGGACATGCCCCAGCAGCAGGGCTGGGGGAGCATGTCGAACAAGATCGTTCGGGTGTCGGTAGTGGACCAGCTCACGCCGGACAAGCATCTCGAATCTGCCAGCGCGTGGACCAACTGGTGCTCCCGCGTGTATTACGAGCAGGTGCCCTACTGCAAGATGCTGGAATACCAGCAGCAGGTGAAGAGCTGCTCCACTTGCGGGGGAGGATTTGCCAACTTCAGCGGCATCTTCGGGTTTGGCTGCGGCTGCCGTCGGGCGGATTACCCGGTTCCGACCGACGAGGAGTATCTCGCTTTTCCGGCCCTCCCGCTGGGCCATCACTATCAGCCGCAGGTTTCTACGGATTCCCGCTTCGGACGCGCCCAGCGGGGCGTGTGGGCGCAGGAGCGGGGCCGTTTCTACATTGCGCCATACCTCCAGAGAACCGAGACGGTGATCCTTGAGTGGGATGGCATCAAAGGTCTGTGGGATGACAACGACCTAGTGGAGGACAATCCTCAGTTGAAGCGTGCTGTGCGCTACTACGTGTCGTGGCAGCATCTCAAGGATTACGACCGGGACGATGTAGGGGCAGCGCAGGCTCAAGCCTCCTTCATTGAGGCTCGGCGCGGCATGATGCGGGATTGCCGTGAGGAAACTCGCGTGCGTGGCTGTGAAGGCAGCAATGCCCGGCAGGCGGTCATCCCGTCGGCCATCCAAGGCGGACCCGCTGATCAGGTGGACCCTGTGGCAGCGACTCTCCAGAACGCGGACCAGCTTGCCACGGAGTGCCCCGACGTGCCGAGTGTCACGTTTGATCCTCCGGCGGGATCTACTGTGGCATTCCCCATCTACGTGGTGATGACGGCGACGGCTGGGGACGACATCTACTTCACGACGGACGGCTCAATCCCTACCCGGGCAAGCTTCCGCTACACGGGTCCGGTGCAATTCTCCTCCGATGCGGTCATCCGGGCTATTGCGGTGCGTGGGGAATGCACCAGTGTGGCGACTTACGGGGTGTCGGATGCGGATTACAGCCCATACGTGGGTGACGGGGTTCATACATCGTCATTTTCGCGGAGATGCAGCACTGGGGATCAAGCGGGTCCATGGTTCGTGTTTACTCCCAACGGAAGCTCGGATCACATCTTCGACCTCAATTTGTCCATGGCGACCAATCGCCAGATTCTTGACGTCGAAGTGTATCGGACAGACACGAGCGGGATATGGAACACCGGAAAGTGCTGGGCGACGCAATACCTTATTAATCCAGTCGAGCAAGGCGGCGGCACCTTCGCATCCTTCCCGTTGGTGATGTTCGAGAACGGTTCCAAGCTGCACGGTGAATACGTCACCAGCGTGGGTGAGTTTGCGGCCGGGGCGCACGCATTCACCTGCTACGGGGAGACACTTGGCTACGATCCTGACACCTACTACAAGTGCATCGTCAAGTTTGGAAACAACGAGCGGGTGTATTTCTTCATTGGGACCCAGTGCTCGGATCAGGTGGGACACCCCTGCCAGGAGCCGGTGGCTGATGGTGACCGGTTCACCTCGTCATTTGAAGTGGCTACGGTGATTCAAGACGGAGTGGAGGTTCCTGCTGTCACGATCACCGCTACGTGGGCGCTGGTTGAGGATGACGGTGTGTGGGTGCTCGGGAAGATTGAGGCGGTTACCGCTGACGGAAGCACAACCAATGTCACCCTCAGCGGGTTGACGGTGGGGACTGGCTACGCGCCGGGCGAGACGGCGATTTTGAGCGGGGCTTCATGGCATGGTATTTCGGTTGGCGGGTGCGTGGCTATTCCTCCACTCACACCACCTGACCCGACGACTACCACTACGACCACAACCACCAGCACAACAACCACCAGCACAACTCCGTCTCCGTGTGATTGCCCGGCACCGGGAGCGTGCAGCGCGGGAGACTGGCTGCTGTCTATATTCTCGAATACCGAGGACGGGGAATATCCTCCCGGGCCATGCACCATCTCCGCAAACATGGCCAACATCTCAATGGACCCATGGACATGGGAGATAGACAGTGAGGGAACTTACGCGCGCGTGACCTGCTTCGGTGGAGGACGTTACGAGTATGAGGTGAGCAACACCAACCCGGACGGCCAGTGCGGATTCCTGTTCAGCTACACCGGAAGGTTCAGCCATGTCACTTTCGATGACAACTGCTGCTCCCTTGTGATGTATGACGACATCAATGGCGGCCCCGATGCTCCCGGCGGATTCCGAATCCTGTTCCAGATCATCGCATGAGATTCGACCTCATCATCAACACGCCCTGCGAGACGCCCTCCGGCGGGAGCGTCACCACCACGACCGGCTCTGAGGTGACCACCACCACGGATCACTCCACGACAACTACCACCACGACCCCGGCGTGAAAAGTAGTTGACGTCACATTTCATCGTGCCATGCTGCTTACATGGCACAGCGAAAGAGCATTGGAGTAAAATACAAATGCGCGTCTTGCGGTGAAGAGTTCACCGTGAGCATGGTTACCGACATGCACTTCCCTGATTTTTGCGCAGCGGTTCTTGAGGGGGACAAGGTGTTAATCTGTTCAGACAACATCGTCACGAGTCGTTTCAAGGTTCTCATCAATGCGCGGCACGACTGTGCTGGAAAAATTCCGGCCTGTGGGGTGGCGCAGTTGGTTTCAATTGATCAGCAATGAGGTTTGTCTTCAAGTATCCCACCCGAGGCAGGCCCGCGCTGTTTGTGCGGATGGTGAACCTCTACACGTCGCTCCTCTCGCGGGTGAATCCAGTGCGCTGGGTGGTTTCCATTGATGAGGATGACCGGTCGATGCAGTCGGCCGAGATCAAGGGGTTCATCAAGCGCAGGCGCGACATGGAGGTGTTCGTTGGGAAGTCGCAGAACAAAATCCAAGCCATCAACGCGGACTTCGACAAGCTTGGCAGCTACGATGTGCTGGTGCTGGTGTCAGACGATATGCAAGCGATGGAGCGCAGGTATGACCAGACCATCGAAAGGCTCATGCTCCAGCACTTTCCAAATCTGGATGGGTGCCTACACTTCGATGACGGGTTGAACAAGCATGGCCTCAATACGATGCCGATTGCGGGCAAGAAGTTGATCGACTCGTTTGGATACATCTATCAGCCTGAATACATCGCCGAGTGGTGCGACAATGAGTGGCAAGAGGTGACTGAGCGGGATGGCAAAAGCGTTAAGATCAACCGGTGCCTGTTCAAGCACGCGTGGTTACAGCGCACCGGGAAGGACGAAACCTACAAGCGGAATGGCGGGTTCTACGCAATCGATAAGGCGACGTTTGAGCGCAGAAAGGCGGCTGGATTTCCATGAGCAGATCAGGATGGATAGGTGTCGATTTGGACGGAACACTCGCACGCTACGATGGGTGGAGAGGCGTTGACCATATTGGAGAGCCGATTCCAGAAATGCTTCTCCGCGTTAAGGCGTGGCTGAAGGACGGGGTTGATGTGAGGATTTTTACGGCGAGGGTTGCCGGTCAAGGGCTTTCGATTGGAGGACAAAAAGTGGATGTCATCGGCCCAATCAAGGCTTGGTGCAAGATTCATATTGGGGTGGAGTTGGTAGTTACGAACGTGAAGGATTTTGGAATGGTTGAGCTTTGGGATGATCGGGCTGTGCAAATAATTCCGAACACTGGTCGGCGGGCCGACGGTAAAACCTGAATGCGCCTTTCCATCCTTATCTGCACCCTTCCCGAGCGGCGCGCCTTTCTCTCCCGCCTCTCTCGCGTCCTCGACGGGCAGTGCATCGGGCAGTCCGTGGAGATACTCCTCGACGACCGCGCCAAAGGAATAGCCTCCATCGGTGCCAAGCGGAATGCCCTGCTGCGCGCTGCCAAGGGCGACTACGTGGCGTTTTGCGATGATGACGACCTCGTATCGAAGGATTACCTCCAGCGAGTCCTGCACGCGCTGAAGGACAACCCAGACTGCGCAGAGCTGCGCGGCATCATCACCACCAACGGGAAGAACCCGAAGCCGTTTCATCACACGATCACCTGCACGCACTGGCATGAGAAGGATGGCGTGTATTTGCGAATGCCAAATCATCTGAATGCAGTGCGTCGAGAACTGGCCTTGCAAGTCGGATTCCCGGACAACTCCTTTGGAGAGGACGCGGACTATTCCCGCCGTCTTCATCCGCTGCTGAAGACCCAAGGCAGCGTCCCGACGGTTATCTACCACTACCTCTTTCGTTCCAAGAAATAGTTGACGTCAGATTCTTTCTCAACCACACTCCTCCTGTGAGCAGACTATTTGAAGGCCGTGAAAAGCTGACCCTTTACGTGAAACCTGAAACGGATGCCGAGATGCGGCGCCAGGTTCAGGCGGTGCGCTCCCGCACCGGCAAGCCGTTCACCCCCGGCAGGCTCCTCGACCGGAAGTTCAAGCCGAAGTCGGAGAAGGTGGCATGAAGCGCGTCGCCTCCTACAGTCTGTTCTGGTGCGGACGCGACGATCACGCTTTGTTATACGTGAACGGCGCGAGAGCCATCTGCCGCGCCCACCACACGCTGTTCCCGGACTGGGAGTGGCGCATCTACCATGACGGCACGCTCCACCAATGCCCCAAGGCTAAAATCCTGTTCGCCTACGAATCCGCCGGGCTAGTAACCCTCGTGAACATGGGTGCCGAGCATCGCATCTGCCGGGCCATGGCGTGGCGCTTGCAGCCAGTCTTTGAGGAGAGCGTGGAAATCACCCTCTGCCGCGATCTCGACTCGCTGCCCACTCCCAAGGAAGCGATGGCAGTGCGGCAATTCGTGGAGAGCGGTGCCGGGATGCACTGCATGAGCGACCATCCCCAGCACGGCGCTCCCATCATGGGCGGCCTGTGCGGATTTCGTGGCGCGATCCTGCGCAATCAGACCGGCCTGAGAAGCTTTGCTGCGCTAACTTCCGGTGAGGGGTTGGATCGGCACGGTGACGACCAGCTCATGCTGATGCGCAAGGTGTGGCCGGTAATGCAGAACAGTCTGTGCGAGCATCGCTTTGGAGGATTTGACCCGTCGCCGCGCTCGGTGAAGTCCTACACGAAGCCCGCTGTGCTGGACCTTCCGTGGGTGCCGACAGATGTGCTCAACGGTGGCGACAAACTGATTCCTTTCATGGGCGTTCCTGGATTCGACTACACGGTGGCCGAGGAGTTCTACAATGCGAACGCTCCGGCAGCGGTGATTGACAGGATTCAGAGGGCTGAGGCATGAGCAAGTTCTTCCGCATTGATGACGTGAGCATCAACACCGACCGGGACCGGTTCGGGACGATGACATTCGATTACAAATCCATCCCTCCCGAGCGACTTGCTCGCCTCGACGCATTCGCAGCCATGGCCTGCTCCACCAAGCAAGGCGTCCAGCACACGTATCTGGCGGCGCACGATATCGTTCAGCGCGGCATCCCGGGAGCGTTCGTTGAGTGCGGTGTGGCCTACGGGGCGATGATCTGCGCGATGGCGGAGGCGGCGCGTGAAGGCATTCCTCCGGGCTTTAACTCCCACGAGTTTCACCTGTTCGATTCCTTTGAGGGAATCCCAATGGCTGGCCCAAACGACCACGACCAGCCGGGCATTGGCGCGTTCGTCGTGGACCAGAATCTCCCCCTGAGGGACCGCCTCCGGTCGAGCGGCATCAGCGCATCCTCGGTGAGCAACGTGTTGAAGAACCTCGCCAAGCATGGCTTCTCCGGCGGGTTCCAGTTCCATAAGGGCTGGTTTCAGGACACGCTTCCGGTGACGCCTATCGGACCCATCGCCATGCTTCGCCTTGACGGCGACCTCTACGAGTCCACCAAGGTCTGCCTTGAGCATCTGTTCGACAAGATTGTGCCGGGAGGGTGCTTGCTGCTGGATGATTACCCACTGCCGGGTTCGCGCAAGGCGTGGGATGAGTTCTGCGCAGCGCGGGGCCTCAAGCTGGAGCCGGTTATTGCGTGCGACA